ATTCAATACCCAAACTAATGAAATTTTTTTAAATTCGGTGAATTCTTCCTTAATCTTTTCCAAAAGTAATTTTTTCTTCAAATAATTATCTTGGCACGAATTAACAACACATCTCCACAACCGCTCCTTACGTTCTTTGCTCATTTCTTTGAAGTTGTTATTTTTTGAGCCATTCATGTCTCTTCCGGATTTTCCCGGAACACCTTTGCTATGATGTACCCATTCTCCAGATAATACTTTAGGATGATCTACCGGTACCGAACCTTTCTTTTCCCTAGTAATGGCGTCAATTGCTGGCATTTTCCCACGCCTTGCTTTACTTATACTTTCTATCCCAATTAATCGTAAATGTTCCATCTCCTTTAGGAGTTTTTGATCAACTTCTGATAAATTTAATTGTCTTTTATGTTTCCCAGTTGCCTTAACAAAGAAAAACTGCAAAGCAGACCCAGCAGAATAAGCATAACGAGTATTTTTGTATATTTCAAATAGATAATAATGAGCTAAAAGATGTTCCGAAAATGTAAGTAAAACTAAATTCCAAAAGTCCTTTTGGCCCCGAACGTTTCCTATTCTTAAACATAAACTCCGGAACAACATGATGGTTTTCGTAATATATCCCCTGATATTTCACTCTGTTTTCTTTCTTCGCAGTATCAATGATCGTTTTGTAAAGTTGTTTATACATATGGTTCCTCCACATGTATATTTATACTTGGTAATCAAATTTCAACGCATAGCTCGTCGGTTTCTCTTAATTCATCAGCACGAACATACCCTCGATTTTTGGTAAAAACTAAATGATCACCGGTGCATCTCAAAATGTTTCCGCACTCATCCGCAATCTCGTAAAGTTCGGTAACCGTTTTCGTTTTAATCGCTGCTGAAATATCTTCCCAAGAGACTTTTCCAGCCACAAAACTCTTAATCTTTGAATTTGTCAAATTTCCCAATTCGAATCTTTCAACAGCACTTGATACTGACATCTGCTCTATTTTTCCGTCCTCGTGCATAAACGTTACTTGAGTGTCACCATCTACACAGCAAAGATTGGACATCCTAACTGGTGCATGTTCGGATAGGAAGCTGCTGTGAGTATTGGCATGATCTACGTTCATCAAATAAATGCGCCCTGTATCCTTGCGCTCGTTCATGAATGCCGAAAATAAATCTAGTGCACGAACTGTTTTCTTTTTTAGTTTTGTATTGCGTTCGGCACGTTCATATAGTTCTTTAAATCGCTCCTGATCTGCAAAGAAAGCATCATACATTTCAGGTACATCATGTGGACTGAATAACGTAATATCGCCACCAGTAAGCAAACGCTCATACATCAATTTATTAAATTGAACACCATAATCCATGTGGCGAATGCGATTGTCTTCGGTACCTTTATTGTTTTTCAATACCAACAAATCCTCAACTTCCAAGTGCCAAATTGGATAGTACAATGTAGCTGCACCATTGCGTACACCACCCTGACTGCAACTGCGAGTAGCTGCTTGGAAAACTTTGTAAAATGGTATTACCCCTGTGTGAAAAGCATCGCCCTTGCGTATTGGTGATCCTAATGCTCGAATACGACCACCACCAATGCCAATCCCTGCTTTTTGGCTTACGTATCGAACGATGCTGGCGCTAGTAGCACTGATGCTATCCAAACTGTCGTCGGTTTCAATTAGTACACAACTACTGAACTGTCGTTGCGGTGTACGTAGACCTGCCATCATGGGGGTAGGCAAACTAATGAAGTGTTGGCTAACCGCATCGTAATAATCTTTTACCCAACGCAGTCTGGTTTCTTTGGGGTATTTTGCAAAAAGTGTGGCTGCGATCAGCATATATGCCACTTGTGGTGTTTCATACATCTCACTGGTAACACGATTTTTTACCAAGTATTTGCCACGCCATTGTTCCATTGCAGCATACGTAAACTTCATATCACGCTCATGATCAATGTATTCGCCTAATTCTGATAGTTCGTCCGTGCTATAACTGTCTAATATTTCGCTGTCATAGTAACCTATCTCTACATTGCGTTTTATTAGTTTAACTAGTGGCCATGGAGTAATATCACCGTATACTTCCTTACGCAAATTATAGTTAATTAATCTACCGGCTACATATTGGTAATTAGGATGATCTTCATCAATTAAGTCTGCTGCACTTTTGATCAGTGTTTCCTGAATATCTCTTGTTTTTATTCCGTTGTAAAACTGTATATGACTTTTAATTTCAACTTCACTTGCGCTTACATTATTTAGGTTTTCCGTTGCCCAAAAAACTACTTTGTGAAGTTTTTCTAGCTCTAGTGATTCCTTACTGCCATTTCTTTTTGTGACTTGTATTTGTTGACTCATTGATTTACTCCATTACTTGTAATCTGAAATTTTTAAAACCGCTGCATCGTAGCTGTATTTTACACTTGCGTCCTGCGCAATGACATCTGTATTTACAACCTCAGCAAAGTGATAATTTATAACCTGTTTATTATTAACAATAACTATATTGATCTGTTCTTTACGATTTATATCATATAAAATACGCAGTTTTAAGTCATTAACGCCATGATCTGTTAAGGCAATAGTATAAAATATTCCCAGTGTTTTTGCTAGATCGCAGTAGTAATTTTCGCTCAATAATAGCCACGGGTCTGGCCAATCCTGCGGTCGCGCAGGATCAAGATAGTATGTAACATAGGGGGCAAAACTCCAAAACTCACTGACGCGGCACAGTGCAGCATCCAGTTGCATAGTATTGAGTTCCTGACGTAGTTCACGCCACGCAGCAAGTCGTTGATCTGACTTTTGATACCAAATAAGATCCTTCAACTACGCCTCTATAGGAAATATTTAATTCTGTATTTTATTGTTGTTGCACCGAGACTACTCCCGGAAGAATATGTAAGATTACAGGTAGTGCTAACCATGCTAGTTGAAAAAGTAACATCTGGATTAGTACCATTATTTCGCGAAACATCGTTGACTGCCGAATTTCCGTTAAATACGCTTAGATATATGGTGCCAGTTCTTGCTGCGGTCGTACCTCTGGTTAATACATACTCAATGAAAGCACCACTTACTTTGGTTGAATCAAAACTGACCAAAGTACCACTGGCATTGTCACCAATGACCGCCTGTTTTCCAGATTCTTCGTAGTGGTTACCGTATTGAATAAACTTTCCTGCAATTACGGAATAATCCACATAACTGTTATATTGAATGCGTGGGTAAGTACTGGTGGCTGCATCGACTCGTGCAAAATAGTCACCTAAACTTGAACAATCATTCGCATTGAATTCAACTACGGCAGTGACCGCAGTGACCGAATTAATACCTAAAAAGTTTGTTCCCACGTCAAGATATGTGTTGTATACACAAGCAGTACCTGGTGCCGAACTGTAAACTGCTTGACCATAAATGCTGTCAAACAAACTACCACATACTTTTACTCCGCGTGGATCGGTTCCAACCTGCACACCGCTGTACAGGTAAGCAAAGTAACATTGATCAAATACTACGTTGTAGACTGTATTGTTGATTCTAGCTCCGTAGGTATGGCTGCTAAATTCACAACGCTTAAATGAAACATTATAGGTTGTGCCATTAGCGGCAGTAGGAGAATTCAAACTAAAGCAGGCTTTGTTACTAGTACCTTGTGGATTGGGCAAGTTAATATAACTTGTTGTTGAATGATTAACAAAAGGACCTTCAAACTTACAATCAGTGAATGATATTTGTGATCCTGTACTAATTAAAAATACATCTTCAATGTTTGTGTAAGACGCAGGATCACCAGCTTGTGCATCTGTTTGTTTAAATGTGATGCCACTAATTTCAATATATCGACTTTTTGTTGCACTGTTATTGCCCTGATTAGTGTCAACCTGCTGTAAACTGTCACTGACTTTAGCTACAACTGTGGATGCTGTACTTTGTTTTATTACTGTGCAGTCTAAACCGTCACCACGCAAAGTCGCATAGGGAGGAATTTTAACCTCAGCTGATACAATATAAGTACCGGCTGGAAAATACAAAGCACGTCTTACTTGGGTTGGACTAATTAGGTTACCGCTTCTGCAATAAAGATCATACAGTGCTCTGTTTATAGCGGCAGTATCATCTGTAGTACCATCACCAGTAGCACCAAAGTCTTTTACGCTGACAAAGTCGTCCAGCTTTTGTTGTATACTACGAACTGTGGGATCATTTGCGTCTATACCAGTACTAGCTGTGTAACCTGCGCTTGTTCCCTTGTAGGTATAGGTATACAATAAGGCTAGAACATCGCTGTATTCAGTTAGGATTTCCGTATTGCCTATCTCGGGCGCACCTTCTGTAGTTGCACCATTGCCTATAAACAATCTTCGAGCATCTATGGCCCAACCTAATTCACCGCTGGCTAATTGCGGTAGATCGTCTAAACTGCCTCGTCTATGTTTGATTTGGCTAATACTTACTATGGCCATAGATAATATCCTCTGTTATCTATGTATTTATGCGGTAATATTGCTCTACTCGGTTTAGCCAAGCATCAATATATTTTTGGAATTCGGTATCAGTTATTTCAAACTGCTGAAACTGAAAATCCTTGCTGCACATTAGTATCACGCCATTCTTTATATCGGTACCGTGCGTTTCGTTGTGTGCCAGGGCATAGGCCGCTAGTTGCAAGAAATAATCCTCAATCCATTCGCGTTTTTTTGGTTTATTCGTTTGTTTAAAATCCAAAATAGCAGGTTTTGTTTTCCATAGTCCCACGCAGTCTGAAGTACCAGCATAAAGACCAGAGCAATATAGCGGTACTTCCATACCCCAAATTTCTGTGGCATTAGCTAGTCCTTCTTTAATCACTATTTCAGCCATTTTGTGGCTTTGCTGAGCGTAGGGATTGCTTCCAGCAGCTCGTAATTGTCCGTCTTTCACGTAATGTTCCAAGTAGGTATGCATACGTGTACCACGACTAGCCGCTTCTGTAGTTATTTCCTGCGCTTGTTTTTCGCCTACTCGCCTACGCCATTCAAACAAAGCTTTTTTGCTTGATTCTGGCTTAGTGGCTTCAAGTATGGTAGTAACTGACGGCACTTTGCTGCCATCCGGCAAACAATAATGACGTTTACCATCCTCTGTCTTGCGTGAAATTGCTTTGTAATCGTAGCGTTGTATTAACAAAATAATAACCTTAAAAAGTTATTATATAGGATTATTGTCTATTATTCAAGGCCCTATTAGCCATTTGAGCAACTTTGATTTCCGGGGCAACCGCATCGCCAGCTGGTGCCTGAGCAGTATCCTCTGGTGCTGATTCGGTTTCATCGCCTTTTGCACCAAAAGTTATGGTATCTTTTGTCAAGTTTGCTATAAGTTTATTAAGTGGGCTTTCTGGATCATCGCGCATGGTTTGCAATACGTCAAAGGTAATAGGTATATCCCAGTTTTGTACCATGTGTATAAACTGACTTGTGGGCATACTACCTTTTTCTGCAAAGTCATTCCACCTATGTTGAATAAAGTTGGCCAGTCCCGCTGCAACATCTGAAGCGTCGTCTTCAAACAGTGGGACTGCGAACTCTCTAAATCGCATATTAACGTGCTTCGCGACCTAGCTCTGCGGCGCCGCCTGCGGCTGCATCTGCGGCGGCTTGTTCATCACCTGCAGGTTCTTCTGCACCCAAGTCTGCACCAGGAGCGGCAGGCATTTCAGCACCAGCTGCGCCACCAGGCATTGCCATAGGAGCAGCTTGCTCGCCTGCTGCCATACGTGCAGCATCATCAATTGCTTGACGTGTTTGTTTAGCGGCATCCAATAAAGTAGATAGTGTTTGGTTTACCGTGCTGTTAAACGTAGCAGCTTGATCTCCGCCCAACTGGTCGCGCATACTGTCAGTTAGCGGTGGTAAATCTTCGTTCAGCATACTGCTGACTTCCTCTACCATTTTCTGTATACGATCAACTAGATCCTTAGCAGCTAATTTGGTCTGAGCTTGTTCTAATTCGCCCTCGCGCAAAACACGTCCAACTTTGACGCCGTTCTCACGTAACCAATTGGTTAAACCGTCACGCATCAACAATAGTTCTGTATAGTGACTGTTCTTTTCACTATTTAGATGACCATGTGATTTTTTATAAGCTACGATGCTTTCTTCAACTTTGGTTAAAAGCTGACGTGCACGGCTTTCGCTGAGATTGGTAGTTTTGATACCAAATCCGTATTTTTGTTGTAGCCTACGATTTAAGTGGCCAGTACTATATGATTTTAAGTCCGCTAATTTCATAACAAAATTCCTTTATTATATTTAGTTAAGTTACAATATTTTTTGATTTTAGCAATAGTATTGTTGAGCTTGACCGCTGTATCACTGTAACGATCCTGTAGCATCATAAACTTGTCAGTGTACCCATTTTTACGCTGTCGGTGCATTTTCATGCGTAAAATATCTAACTTTATTCTGAACCTGTAGATTTGTTCGTCTAATTCCTGTATTTTTATAGTGTTCATAATGTGACCACGTAGATCATTAACTACGTATATAATTGCACAAGTTTTGCTGTGGAAAATTATTGGGTCTAGTTGTCGTTTTATACAGGTTACTGTATCTGGTGAATGAGTTTTTATTTGCCAATCTTTAATATATAAGGCCTTACCATTAGCCGCATTGAAACTCAAAAGTTCTGATTGACTGCTTTGCCAACGATTCAATTCGTCAAGTGCAAATCGTGTTACCTTATCTACACTGGCTGCAATTTCACTTTTTAGCGTCATGAGTTTGATCGGATTTAATGTCTATATGTTCTAAACTGCGTTCCAGTCTATTTACATAATGGCCACCAAAGCCAATAATTAATGTGATTAAAAAGGCAATAATGGCAGTGCTCCACTTCAGCAAGCGTTCAGTGTTTTTGTTTTCCGCGCTGAATACTTTGGACTTGATGTCATTGAGAATAGTCTCTATGGTGCTAGTTCTTTGTTCTAGCGAGTCTAATTTGTCGTGCATCTGTTTGTACCTTTCCGCACACAATTCAACGTGTGCTTCGAGGCTTTTACGCTCTATTTCCGTAGACATAAAGTCCATCCCAGTGAAAGTACTGCTGAGCCTAATGTGCCAAAATGAGCCTAAAGAGCCAATGTGTGAGCCAATGTTTAGTATTTATGTTTTCAGACAAATTCAAAGTATGTGTTTAAATATTTGCCCTGCGTCATAAACATGGCTTGGGGAATCTTTACTGTTTCTGTGAGATCTAATATGCAGGGTACGTTATTTACATCTGCTGTTAATGCAGCCAATCTCAAACCATTTTTATCAAATACTTCTGCATACTCTACGCTAAATCTAAATGCCCAAACCGTTTGTAATCCAGTATAGCCTTTGCCAAACTTATATTGGGCAATATCGCATTTATTAGCTGGCAGTATCTGTATATTGTCTATCTGTGTTCGTAAACTAATGGTCTGTAATAGTGTTTCCCAGTTACGTTGTTTATTCCTACTAATAGTCCAGCTGGCTGTGTTGTTTATAGGTTGGCCCAGGGCATCAACACAGGAAGAAACTGTGTGTTTAAATGGTCGTATGGTATTAGTTTGACTGATATCTATTAACGTAAAACAAGCAATAATATTTTGTGACACCCTGCAGTTCTTTCAGTATATCTATATATAGCTAAAAGTATCTGCATACGGACGAAACTTGTCAGTGCCCTGCGTGTGTAATGGATCACACTGTTCATACCAACGTGCCAGTTTTACTGCACCATCTGTGTGGTTGAAAAATATGCAATCTATACTGGTATAGCCCAGTTCTCTCGCACTATGCCAGCGATTACAGCCCATTTTAATGGCCCAGATAAAATTGTCTTCATTTATCACTGGTGGATATAGCCTTGATGACGATTCTTTGTTTGTGCCATACACAACACGTCGCACCCATTCCATTGCAGTAAATCTCACACAACAAATTGGATAGTATAGACCTTGTGTTGTTATAGTTGGTGTGGTTTTTGTTCGGTGTCGGTCGTTGGCGTGTACCGTTGTTGGACTCAACTTGGCTATGGGTACTTCTATTATTCGGTTATCGCGCCAAAGACTTTTGAGATGCATAAGGCTGAAAAAGGCAGCACGAATGCTGCCTTTTATTTAGCTAATTAAAGCTTAGGACGTTGCCAATTTGAAACCAATGTTGGTAACGGTTGAACCGCTGACGTCAATGCTGTTTGCGCCGACGGCAGTGCCTAAAGCTTGAATACGAGCTTGTAGGTCAGCTGCATAGCTTAGGTTAGCACTTGCACCATAGGTGCTTTGGGTGTGTGGACCTTCAACCATAACGCTTAGGTTGTTGTAGCTGCCAGTGTAGCTAACAGCATAACCCAGGATGCTTGCATTGTCAGCAACAACCTTCAGAATTGCTTCAACAGACTCTGGAAGACCAGAAGTTGTGTTGGTGTCAAATTCATTTGTTAGATCGATTGCTTCGCTGCTACCGTTTTTAACTGCGATATTAACGAAAGTTGGGTTGCGGCTAATTGTAAAATGCTGAACACTGGCGGTTTGTGCGCCACCACGTGTGCCAAAGCTATTGGCCAATGCACTTTCATCAACTGCAACTACGCCTAGACTGTTACCATTTTGTTTAACGACTCCGATTGCCATAATATTTCTCCTTAAATTGTGAGCTAATCCGTAGATTGCTCTTAATTTTATTTATGTCTGGCAATCAAAAACAGCTTCTAACTGTGTGGAATATGCTGTCTGACCTCAGTTTTATAGTACCACTGAATGTCGGTATTAAAGGCCAAATCGTTAAGTTTGCGATTTATACGCTCTGCCGTATCCCAATATACTTGTTGAGTTACGTCGCTATAGTCAATAATGTTGCGTCTTGCAGTTTTTACACCGCTGTCGCTTACTGCTAGGTCTGTGCTTAACTGTATGAAAAAACTTCTATTGAAAAAATACTCCCGTGATCCCCACATTACATCCCTAAAATAGCGTCGTAATGCGAATTCCGGCACGAATATACGCTTATCCTGCAGCATTTTCTTCTGATATCGTTCGTTGTTTAATACTGCAATGAGGTTATGGGTGTCGGTAGCATAGCTGCGAATTCCGTCAAAATCACCCAACGTATAGGTTTGTTGGCAATAATGCACCGCGTATTTGTCGTCGTATCTACGTAGAACTTCTATCATTAGTAACATGAGATATAGCGCAGTACTCATATCACTTATGCGTTTGCCGTCAAAGCTGTCCTGATATCTAAACAGCCTAGCTTCATGTAGATCCTGTATAAACTGCATCATTGTTTTTTTGATTCTTTTAGTCGCTGTACTGCTTTGCTGAACTTACGCGGATCTCTAGCACGTATACTGTTTAGAATGCGCCGTTCTAAATCTTCCGCAGCTGGTTGATCAAAATTCTCATGTATATATTGTATGAGATTTATGGCACCCTGAATAATATTGTTGGCCCGCGATTCCACAAAATTATGTGTATCACGTGACGCAAAATGTGAGTCTAACTCGGCCAAAATACTTTTGGTACGTTTTTGCAAAATCGTTCTCCAGTACAGTATTTAGCCAAAAATGCACTGTTGGAGAATCATTTTACTGTACGTAGATTCTTTAACATGTCTTTGATCTTGTTGGTCTGTATGCTAGCCGTGGCTTCTGGTTCAGCGTCAGAATTGCTAGCAGATACCTGTGATCGTGCTTTAATTTGACTCATAATTGCACTGCTAGGCGCTTCTGACTGTGCCGATTCCTCGCCGCCCTCAACATCTCGTATTCTAAGGCTATTTAGATCGAACTCCAAGTCAATCTTTTGCCCAACACCGCTACTGCTACGAGTTTTCATTAGCTGTAATTGATAACGGCCGCGCTCACGCATTGCTCTGCTGGTAAAGATACCAAATACGTTATCCGCTGTATTGATCTTACTAAGTCCACCGGCAATGTGACTGTGATCAAATTCAATTTCTTCCACTGCGCTTCTATTCAACTGTGAAGCTGTAACAAACAATACGTTTAATTCTTTGGCTAAGTTGCGTAATTCTTCACTGACATATTTGTCTTTGACAAACAAGTCGTTGGGGCTAACTTTGGCACTAACTGGCATAATCAAATCCAAATAATCCACCAGCACAAAGTCAACTTTTACCCCTGTTTGGATCTGTAGTTCTTTTAAATATGCACGAATGTGGTTTACGTTACTTTGGGCCGGCATATATTTGATTCGCAGCACTCCAGACTTCTTGCCCATAATACGAACCTTCATTTCTACATCATCAATATTGCGGAAGATTTCCTTGCTGGGCATATTGGTTAGCATACTGTCCAGTCGCATTGCACTTAGTCCTTCACTCAACTCCAGTGTAATATATGCGCCGCTTAGACCCTGCGTAACCCAGTTTATGGCTAAGTTTTGCATGAAAAGACTCTTGCCTGAACCAGATCCGCCAGCAAAAATGTTTAGTTCACCGCGATTCATGCCGCCAAACAATTTGCGATCCAGTGCCACCCAGCCTGTGCTTACTTGCCCGTTGTTATCTTTTAGTGCCATCAAACGTGAACGCGGATCTGCAAAATAGTCGGTGCCCATGTCCTTGGTTAAGCTGATATGCACCGCATCTTTGATTAGCTTTTCTACTGGATCATAGTCGCCCTTTTCTAAGAGATCTGCACTTTGTAAAATTGCGCGTTCAAGTTCACGTCTACGGGTAAAAGATTCAAACTCTTTTAAGAACCAGTCCGTATGGCTATCATTTAGGTCCGGAACCATTTCCAATTGCACTCTGCTTACTGCATGTATCTGTCGCAGATCCGGCATGGCTTTGTGTTCATCACTGTATTCTTTTATGAACTTGGCTGCGGCTTTTAGCGTTTTGTCAAAATTTTCTGAATTGTAGATGTTTTGAACACGAACATAGGATTCTGCATCTGTGAGCATGATTTCCAAAAACAGTTTTTGAACATCCGCATTAAAATCACTGGTCATACATTAATTATCCTTGGCATTTTTAAAATGTTTTTTCTTCATTAGTTCTATTTTGACTGGACTAGTAACCGTTCTATCTAAAATGTTTTTGATAGTAAACAATCTGCCGTATCTAACAACAGAATCATTCACATCTTTACAAGTTTCCCACCAGTCTGGAAAGCTTACACTCCAATTATTGGCTAGTGCTGCTTCTATTTGCATGAGTCCACTACTATCGTGGTCTGGCACTACAATAACTTGGCGCTGTAGCATCTTAATTTGTCTAGCCTGTTGTTCACTTATGGTATTGCTTAATGTAGCCACACCATCAATACTCATGGCATCAAATGGTCCTTCGCAGACCACAACAAACTTGTTATCCTGTTTCTGTTTATCCAAATTAAAAACATATCCGGGCGGCTGACTGCTGTAATATTTTAGCTTATGTTTATCATCTATAATACGTGCAGTCCAGCCCACCATGCGATCTTGATACCGGAACGGTATGATTACTCGTCTGTTTAAATTTACTTCGGTACTTTCACTTAAAGCAAAAGTATATTTCTTAATATCAATCTTACGTTTGACTATATAATCCACCACATCCACGATTTGCTTAGTGAGCAATTCTTCCGGTAACATGCGATACCACATGGAAAGTTCTTCCAGTGTTCTAGTTTCAGGCGGCCATTCTACTGTTTCAAACTGCGGGATAGCTGTGATTTTAGTATGACTGGTTTTGTTATCCTGGTTTAGCTTAAGTGTTTCTAGTCGCAGTTTGTCTATATCCTGACTGCTGATACCTAGCCAAGACAATAAATTTTTAAATTTGCGAGATAATGGTATGCCAGGACGCCAACTAGCTTTAAATTGGCAATTAAAACAGTGATAGTTTACGCCGCCTTCGCTGGTTGCCATGATGCCACCACGACCATGTTTATCTACGGTTTCACCGTTATGAGTACAGCATACAGCGTTGAATGATGTCCAACCACTGGCCGTATGTTTACGTTTGCCAGGCAAATGCATCAAAATAGTTTGTTGAACAAGGTTCTGCATGCAGTAAGTTTAGCAGAGCAGTGCTGCAAAATCAAATAATTTTACAGCCTTCCCACTACTACTTCTATCGTTTGTACGGAGTTGTCGGCGATTGATGCTAATGCTTTACCAATTACGCATCCTGGCTTATACTGATCAGTATCCAGTTTGCAAGCTACACCAGCTGTATTGCTGTTAACCACCATGTCGCCTTTATCTACTGGGCCCTGTACTTGACATGGTACACGACCTGTTAGAGCTACTGGTAATCCATTGCAGGGCACATTCATTAAGTAGGCGGGATTAGTAGAAATAATGCCTGCTACTTTGGTATCATGGCTAATAGAACTCACTGTAATTTCCTCCGTACCGCCAAATACCACAACGGTGCCAGCAGAATAGTCAGCATCACTGGTGTACTTTTCTGCCAAGTCAGCGTATTGTGCAGAGGTCGCAGTTCCTACAAAGTTACCAGTGGTTGTAACATTACCAGTAGATGCACTGATAGTAACATTACCTACGGTTAAACCGTTTTTCACTGCAAAGTTTGTATTGGCCATAATTTACTAATTTCCTAGCTATTGTGTATTTAGCTAAGATCATTCGCGCAGCGCGTCGTTCCTGCGTGTGGTTCTACCCTCGCTGGGTCGTGCTTTAATTGTAGTCGTGGACTTGTCCGTGCTGATATCATAAGCATATAAACCCTGATGCGTTATATGAAACAGATCCGCACGTAACATTATGTCCAGTGGTGCACTGATGCCCATTTTTAATACGTAACTCAGCAAATTTTTAGCCATTGCAGGATCAATGCTATAAGCGTGTGCTCTGCAAATAAAATGATAATTGGGTCCTTCACTTGCATGCGGTGGTATGGGATAGACCTTCCAACCCTGTTCGGCCCATTCGCTGCCGCCCAAATATACTATGCTGTTGTAACTTTGATGTTGTCTAAATGCCTGAACCATGACCGCATCATGTTCCAATATTACTATGGGCTGGTCTATAGCTGCACAATGCGCCCATAGACTTATGTGACTTAATGCACATGCTACCTCGCCACGAGTTAAGTAATGATCTGTTATTTTGATCATGCTCATGATACTGGCATTTTTGCTATGCTCTGGTTCTTTAATAGGATTTTCTATGCCGTTATATGCAGCCCAAATCTTATAGGGCATGTCAACCGAGCTACAACTTTGCTGACATCGCTGCGAAAATCGCTCACTGCTGTCATTGCCTAATAGGGTAATAATGTAGGCGCTTTCTACATCTATACTGTCTCTACGAAATAAGTTTAACATAATTTTATAAATGCAGTTTGTGTCATACAGGGCAAGTATATAGGTTTAACTTTGTGCCAATAGCATTGAATGAAGTTTTCTATAGCCATGCGTGGTGCGTATTGTGGATTAGTTTCTTTGTTTTTGTCAGTGAAGCGCCATTCGGTAGCATCGTCGCACAACATGACGCCGCCCGCTTTTAAAAGTTTGTATCCTAACACTAGGTCAGTTAATACAGTACTGGCAAAATGATCTCCATCTACGTATATGAATTCTGCAGATACAGACTGTGTAATTAAATCCACTAATGCATCTTCTGAACGCTTTCTAATATAGTTTATGTTTTTGCAGGGACTGTGCTGTATATTTTGTAAGAATGTATCATGCGCAGCCTCCATGCTCTCGTGAATATCAATGCTTTGATCATGTGGATCTATTGCATGTATTTGAAGGTCGCTGTTGTGTGGTGTTAGTACTTCTGCCATCCAACATGTAGTGCGACCTTCATATACGCCGATTTCTATCACTGTATTAGGCACACCAAATTGTTTGAAAATGTGCATCATGTTTGCCTGCACATTTTCCGGATCAAACTCTACGGTAAATTTATAGTTCACTATTTACCTTGTTTAGTTCCTGAGTCAATTCTGCTGCGTCATATCTGCCGGGCTTATGTACCTGTATCAACATAATCATACTAAGAGCTACATTGTTAAAATGATTTAATGCGTAATTAAGTTCATCTGAGGTGACCTCATTGTTACGTATTTTATGCTGCCAGGGTTCGGTATAAACAAATTGTGTATCACAAACTTCTATGTCGATATCATGTTCAAAGGCCAAAATACTATCGCTTTCGCGCTGTTTGATCCTGTTCATTACACGCTGTTGATTAAACAGATGCATCATACCCAGTGTAATAAACCTTACATGACCAGGATCATCCAATGCTGTATCACAACGCCAATGCGGCACTTGAATTTCCCATATCGCACCATTCTCACTGATCCTATACATTTCCTTGATCACGTTAACAAAATCAGTTTGTGTTTCACCTAAATGTTCCAGTATGTCCTTGGCTACTATATGTGTAAATTCATTGTCGCGCCAGGGCCAGGGTGTAACATTAAGATCTACTGTTTGATCCGGCTTTACTAGCGAGCTCTTATCAACATTAAGATATCCCTTGAACTTTTTAAAGCCACAGCCTAAATTAAGTTTTTTGCTTTCACGATCTGCATTGGGCATGTCTACGTGTGCTAAATTGAACTTAGATTCCAACTCTGTATAAAGGCGCTGCCAGGGATCGTTCCAACTGCCATACTTGCGTTGTCTAAATAGTTTAACGCATTTATAATAGGGACTGGTATCGGATGTAGGTGCTTTCCAAGTCCAGGTATGATAGGGCAAGCAAGGCACAATGACCCAAGTCTGTTTACCCAATGCTGCACTTAAATGCGCGACACTGGTACAACTGGTAATTACAAGATCCAAATTCATAATCGCTGCGGCAGTATCTTCCCAGCTTAACATTAAGTGTTGCAGATCCTGCACACCTTCTGGCAACTGTATAGTATTGTGATCGCGTTGTAGGCTGTACAGTTGTAATTCTGAATATTTGGTTAAGTTAGTGATAAAGTCTGTGGGGAAACGCCTAAACTGTTGATGTTCAAATTTAGGATTACCTGCCCAGCGTATACCCACTTTTATTTTGTCACTATTAATAATGTTTTTCCAAACGTCAACGGATTCTGGTCTAGCAGTCAAATATGGATCGCCGGGAAAATCTTCAAACGTATGACCAGCTACCCAACCTGCACTGAACCCTGGTACCCAGAAATCATGCGCCACTGTATTGGCTTGGTTACGTAATATGACACCATCTACGCCATCAATTCTGCTGAACAAACTGACCATTTCCGGTGCTGCGGCTAGATAAACTCGTGCAGCACCTTGCTTTTTAAAGCTTTGAGCAAATCTAGCATGTATGATCTCATCTCCATAACCACCCTCTAAACTTATAATGATGCCTTTGCCCTTGATGTCGTGTTGTTGTGGATTATAAATTGGCGCGTTAGTCATCAAGGGTTGATTGCCGTAAACATTGAGAAAACGTCCGTTTTCCAGTAGTTGACTGCCTTTTTGATAGTCACCGTCCTGTATTAAGAACCAACCGCGATTAAAACAGTGACGCATCCAAATGTCTTGGGTTGTTTGCCCTTTGGGATCCTGTATTTTTTGTGGGCCTATAGCTTCTAATTTATCTGACAGTGCTCGTGCTTCGGCATGGCGGCCTTCTAGTTGCAACTGCAACATTTGATCTATTTCGTGCATCTTGTCTCCTTGAATAATATAAATGTAATTGAAAAAACTTGTTTTGTCAAACAGTTATGGATAACGTACTGCACCCACGTGACTTTGACCTGCGCTTACTGTAATCCAGTTGCTAGTGCCAATTTGAACTGGACTTACCGTTAACCCAACAAAAGGTATTGGACTGTTGCCTATCATACCCGAAGTATTAGAACCCCAGGAATATAATTTGTTTGTATTGCTAATGGCGTAGGTATTATTAAGACCAGCTGCCACTTGTTTATAACTCAACGCGCCCATTTGTGTCACTGTGCTAGTAAATGGAGCAGTAGGATATGAACCAACTTGCACAGGGCTTGATCTTGCATTTACATCATTTAACCCCAGCTCACCATTAGTATTCCAACCTGCACCAAATAATGCACCATCAATACGTATTACAGACAAATCGTTTGATGAGTAGCCACTACTTAACTGAGTAAAACTGCTAGTACCTACTTGCACTGGACTGGATCTTGCAACAAGATCATTTTGCATCAGGGCGCCATATCCCTGCGATGAAGTATTATTCCCCCAGGTAAATAAACCCCCATCGGTACGTATAGCGGCCATGAAACCATTGTTAGCTGAAATTTGACTCCAACTACTAGTTCCCACCTGCACTGGACTTGAAAGAGCTATTGTGTTATTTTGCCCTAATTCACCGTTTCCATTACCTCCCCAAGTCCAAATAGTAGAATCAGTTTTTAATGCGATACAGTAATTTAATCCGGCTGAAATTTGACTCCAACTACTGGTACCTACTTGCACTGGGCTAGATCTAACTGTACCTGCATTTGATCCCCCCAAGACACCGTTAGTGCCAGATCCCCACGTAAATAAACCGCCGTCAGTCCTAATTGCGGCCGCAAAACTGGGGCCTGCACTGACCGCACTCCAGCTGCTGGTGCCGATTTGAACTGGACTTGATCTAAAGGCACCAGAGGCAGTATTGTCACCAAATACACCGTTATTATTTGTCCCCCACGTAAATAGACCCCCATCAGTTCTTATTGCACAGGAAAATGAGTTTGAGGCATTTATTTGACTCCAACTACTAGTACCTACCTGCACCGGGCTTGATCTCTGAACTACATCATTTTGTCCCAATTGTCCCTGTGCGTTAGCGCCCCAAGAAAATAACGCACCATCCTTTCTTATGGCCAAGGAATGAGTCAGTCCCATTGAAATTTGCGTCCAACTACTAGTACCTATTTGTACAGGACTTGATCTATCTATTATTGTTCCATCACCTAGACGCCCATTAAAGTTATACCCCCAAGCAAATAGTGCGCCATCGCTACGCAGAGCTAATGTTGTATTATTATTTTGCTTTATACTGGTCCACCAAAAATAAGTACCAGTGGTATCAGATGATGCATAGCTGCCCCAGCCCCATAGTGTATTATCGTTTTTGATAGCCATTGTATGACTGGGACCAGCAGCTACTTGTGTCCAACTGCTACCAGTTATTAGAGTTGGCCTATATCGTTGTATTGTCTGTGTTCCAGCTTGAGTACCAACTTGAGCCGGACTTGATCTAGCATTAATGATTGAGTTTATACCCAATTCACCATCTGCATTAGATCCCCAGGAATATAAAGCATTGTTCTGTAATATACCCACCATGGCAATAGTGCCAACACTACCCGAATTAGGTAACTGAACCCAACTGCTAGTACCTATTTGTACTGGGCTGGACCTGTTATTTAAATCATTTAGTCCTAGTTGACCACTTGTGTTTAGTCCCCAAGCAAATAATGCCCCGGTGTTTCTTCTTGCAAAACTCATACTAACACCAGCCGAAACTTGAGCATAGCTATTTGTACTATCCAGTGCCGTAATAGCCTGACTGGTGGTAACATTATTTTGTCCCAGTTGCCCAGCAGCATTGAATCCTCCACTATACAAACTGCCGCTGGTATTAATAGCCAATACATGATCATATCCAACAGATACTTGGCTCCAACTGCTGGTTCCCACCTGAACCGGACTTGATCTATTAGTAGCAGATAAAAGACCCGTGCCCCAAGCAAATAATCCACCATCTGTTCTAATGGCGCAGGCAGCATTGTAGCCATTTGAAATTTGAGTCCAACTGCTAGTACCTACCTGTACAGGGCTAGACCTGTGTGTGGTGTCTCCCTGTGCCAGCTGGCCATCTGTATTACCACCCCAGACAAACAATCCGCCATCTGTGCGTAAAGCCATTCCAAATCCAGGGTCAGCATTAGTACTAGTTCCGCCCGCCACCGTGACTTGGGTCCAACTACTGTTGCCAACCTGTGTTGGTGCTGATCTTGTGGTTGTGACATCATTTAAACCCAACTGTCCATAACCGTTGCCGCCCCATGTAAACAATTTCCCATCTGATCTTATGCCAGCACTGAATCTGGATCCGGCTGCAACCTGTGTCCAGCTGAAGCCAGTAACCTGTACAGGACTAGATCTGTTTGTTGAACTATTGTCTCCCAGCTGACCCATGCCATTAATGCCCCAACTATACAGTATACCGTCAGATCTAATAGCTAGAATAAAATTTCCAGACCCAGTGTTGCCTCCTAGTGCAATTTGCGACCAGCTTTGTTGCGAATCAGTGGTTTGAGCCAGCTGTGAACTATTATTATAACCAAAGCCATAGACGTTGTAACTGGTTTTATCTATTGCTACAATATGACTGGGGCCTACTGCTACGTTGGTCCAACTGGTGGGGAAACTGTTATTAATATTAGTATTAACCGTTATTGAGGGGTATGGTGTTACTACGGCATCGGTTAGTCCGTTGCCCGATTCGTTCGTACTGCCCCAAAGATAAACTACATTATTGTAGACACCTATCACTCCGCCGGTATTGGCGGATAATTGTGTCCAACTTGCGCTACCTATCTGCACAGGGCTGCTGGCATTAGACGCTGTGTTATTTCCTAATATAGTAGATGCACCCCACGCCCATAATGTTCCATCGCTTCTTATGGCATAAGAATTGTTACCTGTAATTTTCACTAAAGTCCAACTACTAGTTCCTATTTGTACTGGACTAGAGTATTGCGCAGTATTATTAGTTCCACCCAATCCGCCAGTGCCTGCGCCCGTAGTAAATAATCCACCATCTGTTCTAATAGCTTGCATTGTATTTGGACCCATAGATACCTGAGTCCAACTGCTGGTACCTACTTGTGTTGGACTACTTCTAGGTAGTGCATCATTTAGCCCCAATTGTCCAGATGAACCAACACCCCACGTAAATAACCCGCCATCAGTTCTTATTGCCGCTGCCGATAAAGTCCAACCAGCAATTTGTGTCCAACTGCTAGTTCCAACTTGTGAAGGACTACTGCGATTAACTATATCATTGAGCCCCAATTGTGCTGAAGTATTAATACCCCAGGTATATAAGGTACCATCACTACGTATACCCATGGAAGATGTACTTGCATTGAATGCAATCAGCTTGTTCCATAAACCGGTACCTATTTGCACTGGACTAGATCTGTTCGTAGTAGTTCCATCACCAATGCAGCCGTTAGTGCCAGCGCCCCAGCCCCAAGCTGTACCGTCTGAACGTATAGCCATGGTGTGGCAAACACCGCAACTGACAGTGCTCCAACTGCTATTACCTATCTGCACCGGGCTGCTACGCGACACGTTGGCATTGTCGCCCAAGCACCCTGTTGTGGCCGTACCCCACGTAAATAACGCGCCATCACTGCGAACTGCGGCGGAATGTGAAAATCCTTTTGCGACACTGGACCAACTTAATGGAGCCACAGGTATGGGATAGGCTTTATTTGCAGTAGTGTAGTCGCCCAGTTGATTAACAGAATTATCGCCCCAGACAAAAAGTGTGTTAGCCGTTGTTATGCCCGCACTTACATTGCCTCCAGCAGCTATCTGACTCCAACTGCTGCTGCCTATTTGCGTAAGGCTAACTCTTCCGGGCAATGCGGCTACTAGTACAGGACTGGAATACCCGGTTGCTGTGCCGTCTCCAATGGGAGCCGCCCCCCAACCATACATTACACCATTTGTAAGTATACCCTGCATTGTTCTATATGCAAGGGTACATATTTGTGTCCAACTACTGGTGCCTATTTGCACTGGACTGCTGCGATTGATGGCGTCGTTAAGACCTAATAGCCCAGTAGTATTCAGGCCCCAACTAAACAAACCACCATCATTTCTTATTGCAAAAGTAGACTGGTTATTTACCCCGGCCCTTACCTGCGACCAACTGCTAGTCCCTATTTGAACCGGACTTGACCTATTACCAGCCACAGCGGTAGTAGTAAATTCACCAAGGCAGCCGTTCGCATTGTTGCCCCATGTAAATAATGCACCATCATTTCTAATAGCGGCTGTATATGTGCTTCCAGAAGAAACTTTTGTCCAGCTACTAGTGCCTATTTGAACTGGACTGGATTTGGTGATAACCGTGCCATCACCAATCTGCCCGTTAGTGTTTTGCCCCCAAACAAACAACGCACCATCTATTCGTATTGCTGCGCCATTATTGAAACCTGCGCTAATACTACTCCAGCTGCTTGTGCCTATTTGAACTGGACTGGATCTGGGGATAGCCGTGCCATCGCCCACTGCGCCGTTAGTGTTTGCCCCCCATGCAAATAATCCACCATCTATTCGCAAAGCCATTGTGTTAGGTCTACCGGCACTCACAGCGGTCCAACTGCTGGTACCTATTTGCACCGGACTGGACCTGCTTATAATAGTGTTGTCTCCTAGCTCGCCATTAAGGTTATAACCCCAACCAAATAATGCGCCATCACTTCTTATTGCCATAGAACGACCAAAATTGTTTTCAGCAGATACATAAATCCAACTTGCTGTACCCAATTGAACTGGGCTGCTATAGCTAGCGGTTGTGCTGTTTACTCCCAATGCTCCATCGGTATCGGACCCCCAAACAAATAATGCTCCGTCATTTCTTATTGCCAGCGCATGACTTGTTCCATGCGCGACTTGTGTCCAACTTTGTGTATACGATATACCAGTATCACCTAATTGACCACTGCTGCCCAGACCAACGGACCATAATGACCCATCAGACTTAATTGCTAAAGCATGGTTATTACCCATTGCAACTTTTGACCACGTGCCCGATGCTAATACGACAGGCGACGATGAGCTTACACCAAACGGCAGCAACCCCCACGCATATAATCCGCCATCAGCACGTACAGCAACGGTACCACTGTCACCAGTTGCTACTTGGCTCCAATAACTGGTGCCAACTTGCACAGGACTAGAACGCAGTGTAGTTGTACGGTCACCCAGTTGACCAGATGTATTTAGACCCCACTGAAATAATGGACCTATATTTGACGTCGATTGAATTGCTAATAACGCTTTATGTACAGACATGTTACTCTAATGTGGGCCAAATTATGTTATAGGGATCAACTTGACTAGTTATATTAGCCAAGGCCTGCATATAAGCATCTACCTTTGCTAAGTCATCAGTGGTTGCTGTTCCAGTTCTCTGCTGTCTTTGATAACGCAAATACCTCCAGTCATTATCACGCATTAGTTGATCTCGCTGTCTACGCACAATACCCCATTGGTTTTCTATTCTTAATTGTTCCTCGGCAGCCAATTGTTCTGCAGTTTTAGCTGGCGGTTCGGGCGGTCTATCCAAAATTTCATTTGTTTCTATTACCTCAGTGCCAGTAAAAATATAACTCAATTTACCCGGCATTTTTGTATTAGGATCATATTCTGGATCCTGTCTACGGATTTTATACCAACCCAGTGTTTTTAAGTGGTCTGTTTCATTTGATAACAGATATAGGTTACTTACACGCCCCCAATTTTGAGGGAGATCATCATAAATGCCTGTTATGGTATCATTCTCAACTAATGCAAAGTTAGCCATTATAGATTCTGTCCTGAGATAAATGCTTGCCAGTTAGTACCACCATCCAGTGTGAAGAACGCAAACACATCAACTTTATTTAACGTACTGGTAGGTGTTGGCGCAGTTCCTCCCGGCCACCTAAATGCAGCAGGCCACGTAATGGATCTAGCATTACCATCAGCAGTTAACATTAATATAAAGCTAGCTGCTTGACCCGCACTGCTGGGGTAGTTGGTTAGTGAAACCGTTGTAATATTTGAGTTTAGGGTAACATTGAATATACCAGCTGTGCTTAGGTTCAAGGTAAGCGTATTTGTGCTGATAGATACATTGGAATATGCTTCTACCATTACCGAACCCAGCTTCAATATACCAGTTTGTGTTGTGTTGCCGGTTACGGTTAATGTTCCACCCGTACTTAAGTTACCAGCAGCAACGTTACCAGTGACAGTCAATGCACCTAATGTACCAACTGTAGTAATGTTGGTTTGTGAAGCAGTAGTTATCGTGCCTGATAAGTTTGTAGCAGCAACGTTGCCTGTAACTGTTAATACATTTGTACCTTTATCAAAGGTCAAGTTTGCACTACCACTTAGCGTTCCAGCATCGTTAAATTGTACTTGGGTATTTGAACCGCCGGAAACACTGGTTATGCCCGCCGCTACGCCAGTTGTGGTTCCTGGTCCCAAATACACTTTTTGTAATTGAACTGTTACGTTCGCGCTGTCGCCCTGAGCAATAAGGTTAATATTGCCCGTAGCTACGTTTGCCGTGAATGTTGCTACCTCATAAGAAGCATTACTGTAAAGAGTATCATACTCACTGTAATAAACGTTTGTATTATCAGTTAGAATTGTTATTCTACTTGCTTTGTAACGACTGTTGGTGTTGTCTGTGGCCGTAGCAAGATATTCAACTGCTCTATAGTTGGCAACTGCGGTAGTATCAATAATCGTAGTTGCGGTTGTTAATCCTGTATAAACTTTATTATTGATGTTGCTGGATGCCACGCCGCCGCCAGCTGCCGCTGCTGCACTAACAGTATTGATGTGTGCTTCTAATGCGGCACTGGCCGCTGCTCTTACGGAAATCTCATTGCTTACCGCGTTCCAAGTACTTAACTGCGCAGCACTCACAATTGACACTGCGTTGCTTACTACGTTTACCGCAGCACTAACCGCGTTGGCTATTGACGTAGCATTTGCTGCCGCCACTGATACAATAGATACCGCATTGCTTACGGTATTGATTGCAGATTGTGCTGCGGCGCTTACTGCGTTATCTGCGCTGATGCGATTAGCAATCTCTACTGATACCGCGTTGCTTGCCGCATTTGCAATACTGGTTGCATTTGCTGCGGCAACACTGGCTGCATTTGCAATGCTAGTTGCATTTGCCGCAACAATACTAGCCGCATTGGCTATTGAAGTGGCATTTGCTGCTGCTACCGAAACGACCGAAACAGCTTGGCTTACGACCGAAACTGCGTTACTTACGGTATTAATGTGAGTCTCAAGTGCTGCACTGGCACTTTGGCGATTACTTATTTCATTGCTTAACGCATTACTTACTACGTTTACCGCAGCACTGGCCGCATTTGCGATACTGGTTGCATTAGCTGCTGCTACCGATACAATTGATACTGCATTACTTACTGTGTTTATATTGGCGCTTAGTGCGTTATCAGCACTGATGCGGTTTACTATTTCGGCACTTAATGCATTACTTACCGTATTAACTGCGGCACTTACAGTGTTAATATGTGTTTCCAATGCTGCACTAGCTGATTGTCTATTGCTGATTTCGTTAGAAACTGCATTGCTTACGCGATCTACTGCTACACTTACTACCGAAACTGCTTGACTTACAGCATCAATATTGACCTGTAATGCTTGGCTAGCCGCTTGTCTATTAATTATTTCTACTGACACCGCATTACTTGCTGCATTAGCAATACTTGTTGCGTTGGCCGCTGCTACTGATACTATTGATACAGCATTGCTGACGGTATTGATATGAGTCTCTAGTGCAGCACTGGCGCTTTGACGATTGCTTATTTCATTACTCAATGCATTGCTTACTGCATTGGCTATGCTTGTTGCGTTGGCTGCTGCTACACTCACAATTGATACTGCATTGCTTACCGTGTTTATGTTTGCACTTAAAACATTATCTGCACTGATACGATTTGATATTTCATTGCTTAGGGCATTGCTTATAACGTTGGCCATGCTTATTGCATTAGCTGCTGCCACACTCACAATACTAACCGCATTGCTTACTGTGTTAACATGAGTTTCGATTACGGCGCTAACACTAACTACCGCCGCACTCACCACTGAAGCTGCATTACTTGCTGCATTGATATGAGTTTCTAATGCTGCACTAGCTGATTGCCTATTACTAATTTCATTTGATAGCGCATTGCTTACCGTATTAACATGCGATTCAACTGAGGCCGCTGCTGCACTAACCACTGATATCGCGTTGCTTAATGCGTTTACCGCACTTACAAAATTAGCACTAGCCACACTACCAGCGCCACCACCTGCCATTAAGTTTGTGCCTACTCCTGCCGCCGCACTAGTCAAATCAATGTAAACACCACGACTAGTTCCGGTGGTTTCAAAAATCCTAACTCGGTTTCCATATATGTCTATACCAATAGGACCAGCCAACGTACCACTTGGAGCCGCTGCAAGATTAATTTGCCCACCTTCTAAAAGTGAAGCCGCATTAACTTGCAGCATACCGCTTACATTAAGGTCACCAATTACACTTAAGGATGCAGATACTACGACAGGCCCTGTAAATGTATCGCCAGCTTTTTTAGCATAAGTAGCCGAAACTGCATTACTCAATGCGTTATCAGCACTGATTCGATTTACTATTTCAGCACTTAACGCATTGCTTACTACATTCACCGCCGCACTTGCTGCATTAGCAATACTTGTTGCATTGGCTGCTGCAACTGAAACAATAGATACTGCATTGCTTACAGTATTGATATTAACACTTAATACGTTATCTGCACTTATTCTATTTGCTGTTTCAACTGATACAGCATTGCTCACAGTGTTAACTGCCGCACTAACCGTATTAATATGAGTTTCTAATGCCGCACTAGCTGATTGTCTGTTGGCAATTTCTACCGACACCGCATTACTTGCTGCATTAGCAATACTTGTTGCATTGGCTGCAGCAACTGAAACAATAGATACTGCATTGCTTACAGTATTGATATTAACACTTAATGCGTTATCTGCACTTCGTCGATTAGATATTTCGTTACTTAGAGCATTACTAACTGCATTGGCTATTGACGTTGCATTTGCTGCCGCAACTGAAACAATAGATACTGCATTGCTTACAGTATTGATATTAACACTTAATACATTATCTGCACTTATTCTATTTGCTGTTTCAACTGATACAGCATTGCTTACCGCATTGATGTTGCTTAACAAGTTATTTTTGGCACTAACCAAATCTGCACTTGTTACCGATACTTGATTGCTTATTGAATCAATTCTTACGCTTAAAGCATTATCCGCACTAATACGGTTAGCAGTTTCTACGCTGACTGCGTTGCTGACCGTATTGACCGCAGCACTTACTGTATTAATATGACTCTCTAACGCAGCACTTGCGGCCTGTAACTGGCTGGTTACGTTACTGATAGCATTGCTGAGTTTAGTATCAATACTTGTTAAGTTAGAACTAATGCCACTGATTCTGTCATTTGTACTCACCAATGCCGCACTTACTACACTTATAGAATTGTTGATACTTGTGTCTGCTGCGGCACGAATACTTGCTTCATTTGCCACTGCCGCACTTACTATGCTTGTGTTGTTATTGATAGATGCATCAGCTGCCGCACGTATACTTGCTTCGTTTGCTACTGCTGCACTGACCGCACTAATCGCGTTGCTTACTGTGTTTACATGTGCTTCGATTGACGCCGCTGCTGCACTTACTATAGATACAGCGTTACTTACAGTGTTAATGTGGCCTTCTAATACCGCACTTGCACTTTGACGATTGAGTATTTCAGTATCTAGATTTGAGCTTACTGTATTAATGGCTGACTGTGCTGCCACACTAACTGCACTTATGGCATTACTGAGTTTCGTGTCAATACTTGTTAAGTTAGAACTAATGCCACTTATTCTGTCATTTGTACTCACTAACGCAGCACTGACAACACTAATGGAATTGTTGATGCTGGCATCCTGCGCTGCACGTATACTAGCTTCATTTACCACTGCCGCACTTACTGCACTCACAGCATTATAGATGCTGGCATCCTGCGCTGCACGTATACTAGCTTCATTTGCTACTGCTGCACTCACAGCACTCACAGCATTATAGATGCTGGCATCCTGTGCTGCACGTATACTTGCTTCATTTACTATTGCTGCACTTACTACGCTGATTTGATTTTCTAAGACTACACTGGCAGCTTGACGTGCACTTGTTTCATTGCTTACCGCAGCATCAAGCGCGCTCAAATGATTTTCTATACTAGCTAGATTTGCACTAGCTGTATTGATATTTGCATATTCTGCACTAGTTAAATGATAATATTCGTTTGTGGCGCCGCCCTGTAATCCGCCCAGTTCATTATGCAGCACAGCCCAGGGTGTTGTTAGATGTGCCGCGGTTACGCCATCATCCATACTGAAAGTAATGGTTCTACTTGCGCTAGTAGTTGCAAATACAATTACACCTAAACTAGTTGTTTTGTTAATACTGAAACTGGGTTGTGTGGTATTGAACGGGTACTCAATTAAGTTGGTACTTGTTAGATTAAATGAGGGATTAGTGAATAACTGATTCCACACGCTAGCAGATACCGCAGACTCATTGGTGTAAGCTGCCGGCACTGCTATAGTCACTACCGTATCACTGGTCTTTGCCGTAATTTGATAAAGACCTTTTGGTGTTTCCAACCAACTGCTGCTGGTCATTGTACCGCTGGCAGTTATTGTGGCGAAGGGCGCACCATTACTTGCAGTTACGGTTCTGCTAGTACCAGTACCAGTCATTGTAACTGTGCCGCCAGAATATGGATCAACTCTGTATACATCTAATTGAGCAGTATTGGTACCACCAGTGTTGCTTGTGCTCATCCAAACACTAAATTCATAATTACCAGCATCCAATACTGTTCTGCCCAATGCGCTGGACTGCCAAGCTGCGACAACTGCTGTAGTATTGTTAACTGTTTGGGTAATCAAAACTTGTGCAGATGTATTTGGTGTGCCTCCCAGTGTGTCTATTTGGAAATAGTTTTCTGTACTAGCCGCTGTAATGACTGGTGTTTGCATCCAATAACCAATGCCGGCACCGCCAGAAACTGTTATACCTGCGCCATTTATCCAATTTATTCCATTATAAGTCAGTAATTGACCTGCCACTGGGCTACTGATTTGAACATCAGTCAAATTATCCAACGCTAAGTTAGCAACCGCTGTGCTTAATTTTGTGTCTACCGATGCCAACTGTGCACTTACTGTGTTAACATGTGTTTCAATAGAAGCCGCTGCCGCACTTACTACACTAACCGCATTGTTAATACTAGTATCTGCTGCTGCTCGTATACTTGCTTCATTGCTAATTGCATTGACGATCGCTGCGCTTAACTTAGTATCAACAGAAGCCAGTTGTGCACTTACCGTATTAACGTGTGTCTCGATAGAAACCGCTGCCGCACTCACTACGCTAACCGCATTGTTAATACTAGTATCCGCTGCTGCTCGTATACTTGCTTCATTAGCTATTGCTGCGCTAACTACCGACACGTTGTTGCTTACTGTGTTTATATGAGATTCGAGAGCTGTACTAACCGAATTTAAATCAGCACTAGTTACACTTACGCCTCCACCTATAACAATTGAAGATAAAACGTTATATACAGAATCAACACGTGAGCTTAGGCCGCTTTCAGACGAAATCCTATTAGCTGTTTCTGCACTAATTGCATTACTAACCGTATTAACTGCTGCACTAACTGCGTTTATGTGACTTTCTAATACTGCGCTAGCACTTTGACGATTAGCTGTTTCCAAACTAATGGCGTTGCTTAGTTTGGTATCAACACTAGCTAATTGCGCACTTACCGTGTTTACATGACTGTCTACACTAACTACCGCAGCACTCACTATGCTTATTTCATTATTAATTAATATATCAGCTGCGGCACGTATACTTGCTTCATTTGCCACTGCTGCACTTACTACTGAAACATTATTACTAACAGTGTTTATATGTCCTTCTAATTGAGCACTAGCACTTTTCCTATCGCCAATTTCTGCAGATACCGCGTTGCTTACTGCATTAGCAATAGATGAAGCATTATTAGCGGTTGTATTGGCTAAAGCAGCCGCTGCTGATACCGCACTAATGGCATTGCTTAAACCATTAATAGCTGAATAAATTTGTGCATCATCAACTGCAATTTTCAACTGTTTAGGCGTAGCTAATGGGTCAGTTGCAATGGAAATTCCGTTGCCTGCGACAAATTCTAACGTATCTTCGCCAAACGCAATTAAATCACTTTGCCCGTTGGCTTTGAAAGTTCTGAATGAACTACCAAGACTAACTTTGACGGTATTGCTGCCCATATTATCAACTTTGAATCCAGTATAACTATCAAAGCCAATAGTAGTCACGCCACTTATAGTGTTACTAAATGTATTAGCATTGGCTACATTATTATAAAGTCCTACTGTTACGCCAGTCGAAGCATTAATAACTGAAACTGCATTACTCACAGCGTTTATGTGACTTTCCAACGCCGCACTTGCACTTTGTCTGTTTAGAATCTCTGCACTTAATGCATTGCTTACTGCATTTGCTGTACTAATTGCATTAGCAGCCACCACACTTACTAGCGATACCGCATTGCTCACAGTGTCAATATGACTTTCCAATACCGCACTTGCTGATTGGCGATTTACTACTTCAACTGAAACAGCATTACTTGCTGCATTGGCAATACTTGCGGCATTGGCTGCTGTAACTGACACTACTGAAACTGCATTACTAACTGTGTTAATATGTGTTTCTAGTACTGCACTAGCTGATTGACGATTTATAATTTCTACAGAGACTGCGTTGCTTGCTGCATTAGCGATCGATGTAGCATTGGCCGCTGCTGCTGATACGACTGAAACTGCATTGCTTACTGTATTAATGTGACTCTCAAGTGCGGCACTAGCTGATTGGCGATTTACTACTTCAACTGAAACAGCATTACTTGCTGCATTGGCAATACTTGTGGCATTGGCTGCTGCAACTGACACTACTGAAACTGCATTACTAACAGTGTTAATATGTGTTTCTAATACCGCACTAGCTGATTGTCTATTTGCTATCTCAACCGAAACAGCATTGCTTACTGTATTAATATGGCTTTCTAAAACCGCACTTACTGATATTAAGTCAGCACTGGTTACGCTAACTGCACCACCACCAACTATTGACGAAATTACGCCATATACCGAATCAACACGTACACTTAATGCATTATCAGCTGATACTCTATTTGCAGTTTCAACGCTCAGCGCATTGCTTACTGTATTAACCGCAGCACTTACGTTATCAATGTGGCTTTCTAATAGTTGGCTAACCGATTTTCTATCATTAATTTCTGCGGATAAGGTATTGCTAACTACATTGATCATGCTTATGGCATTTGCTGCCACAACACTAACCACCGAAACTGCATTGCTAACAGTGTTTATATGAGTTTCTAAATTTGCGCTTGCTAATGTTCTTGCTGCGGTTTCTACAGAAACGGCATTACTTACTACGTTGATCATGCTTACCGCGTTGGCAACTGCGGCCGAAACTGTAGATACCGCATTACTTACTGTATTAATATGACCTTCTAATACCGCACTAGCTGATTGTCTGTTGCTGATTTCGTTTGACAACGCTTGGCTAATTACATTGGCCATACTTATTGCATTAGCAGCTACCACACTAACTTGAGATACCGCGTTACTTACTAAATTTACGTGGTTTTCAATCTGTGCGCTTACCGATATCAAAGCTGCACTAACTGTAGATACCGCATTGCTTACTGTATTAACATGTGATTCAACCGAAGCAGCCGCCGCACTTACCACTGAAACCGCATTACTTACGGTATTGATGTGGCTTTCTAATACTGCGCTGGCTGATTGTCGATTTACCGTTTCAACAGATACTGTGTTGCTAACTGCATCAATTTTGACACTTAGTACATTATCCGCGCTAATTCTATTAACTGTTTCTAAACTTACTGCATTGCTCACCACATTTACTGCTGCACTAGCCGCATTTGCGATACTAGTTGCATTTGCTGCTGCAACAGATACAACAGAAACTGCATTACTGATAGTGTTTATCGCAGCTTGAGCCGCTACACTTAGCGCGTTATCTGCACTGATGCGATTGGCTGTTTCTGCGCTTACTGCATTTGAAACAACATTTATAGCACTTAGCAAATTATTTTTGGCGCTGGTTAAATCCGTACTTGTTACCGATACTTGATTGCTTACCGCATTAATTGCGCTGCGTAGATCTGCACTCAACGCACTAACAGCATTACTCAATTTAGTGTCAATTGAAGCCAGTTGTGCATTAACAATGGAAACAGTATTGCTTACCGTATTAATGTGGCTTTCTATAACTGCGCTGGCGCTTTGTCTATTTGATGTTTCTGCGGAAACTGTATTACTGATAGTGGTTATCGCGCTATTAATATCAACACCACCAATATTTGCTGCAGGAATAATTATTTGACCATTTGCTGCGCCTATTGTTAATCCATCAATATCAATTGTGCTACCGGTCACATAAAGTGATTTCCAACGTAAGCTAGGCGACCCCAAATTAAATGTTGCATTTTGTGCCGGTAGTATATTGCCATTCGCTGCAAATTGACCGCCTACATTTAGATTACCGCTTATGCCAACACCACCAGTCACAACAATAGTACCTGTTGTAGTATTAAGGGATTGTGTATTGCCAGTAAATGGATAACTACTTGCTGTAAAACTTATATTGCCCGAATCAATTGCAGCAAGTCCTGCGCTTACAGTATTAATATGACTTTCTAGTGCTGCACTTGCTGATTGTCTTGCACTTATTTCATTAGCAACCGCTGCACTTACTGCATCAATTACGTTGTTTATGGAAAGATCCGCTGCTTGGCGTTGACTTATTTCATTATTTAAATTAGCATTGACGTTATCCAATGCAGATGTGGATTCTACTAGTTGCCACCCGGTACCGTTCCAGGTCCAGGTTTTACCTGCATAGGTATAGAGGTCGCCTGGTGCCGGAGTAATCGGAAAATTTAGAGCCATATTTGTTCCATACTGTAATCTTAGTATTTATACTTTATGGAAAATCACTGTTTGACCTCATAAAATGTTTGGCGATTAATTGGCATCTATAAGTAAACTATTATGACAACTAATTTGATACAGCATGATTTTTTCCCTAGCCCTATTTACATAGTAGATAAACCGGAATTCTTGCCCGCAGTAAGTGTAGTGGCCGACAAATATTTAACCGATGTAAAAGCGGTTAAAGACACCACGGACCCACTTTATCCGGTTCAAACAGATGGTTTCTTTCACGAGCCTGTTCTTGCTGATTTCACTCAATTTATTGCTCAAACTGCGTGGAACATACTACGTGATCAGGGGCATGACATGACTAATTTGGGCACTTATTTTAGAGAAATGTGGTGCCAGGAACACAACCAATATCAGGGCCATGACGAGCATATACATCATTATGGAGATCAAATTTCTGGTTTTTATTTCTTGGAATGCCCTGAAAATTCCAGTCAAGTAGCTATTCACGATCCAAGACCCGGCAAAAAACAAATTAATTTACCCGAAAAAGACCCGGCCATTGTAACGTTAGCTAGCACGTCCGCTATACTGACTCCTACAGCAGGCAAGATGTATTTTATAAATTCGTGGTTACCGCATAGTATATTGCGAAATCCCAGTACTTCGGTATCAAAGTTAGTTCATTTTAACTTAACAGTGGGCCCATTACCTGTAGAAAAGAAACCAGATTCACCCATAATTGTATGAACAAATACCTTATAAGATTTAATAAATCCCGAGGTCAACCAGGACGTGGTACCAAAGATCATGTATGGAGAGTTTTCGAAAACGATCAGGAGTACCTGTTCAAACATGTGAAAATATCTGTACCTGTACAGGACGAAGTTACTAACAATGGTCTAACTGGCGATGATTGGAATTTTACTTGCCGTGGTTATATGACAATTGACCGTGAAACTTCCACGGCCAATATTGGTCCTAAACCCTGATGTAATTAAACTGCGGTTGCGTGACCAACCCAATCCCAAGTTTCTAAATGATCTTCGTAGTTAAGATTTTTAGCATACTTAGTAGCTTGTTCATTTGCTTCAGCCTGTGTGTTGAACGCAGCAGGTGATGGGAATTTTTTAGTGTCGGTATTGCTCACTGTTTGATTCTTCTTTGCAGAAGTTGCTGTAATGTTGTAATTTGCCATGTTGCTTGTTCCTTGTTTAAGTTATTTATGCTGTTACTACTATCAATTCACCAGTTGTAGGATTGTAATAGGTTGGTGAGAACCCGCTTGGTGCCGAACCACCTGTTACAGTTCTAACTGAACTTATAACAGTGGTATTTTGTCCTGCACTTGCTATTTCCGCACCGGATGCATTGATTACAATACTGTTAGCATGCTGCGTATATCTTGCTGCATAAGCACCTATTGCAATACTTGATGCACCCTGTTTGGCTCTAGCATAGAATATTCCGTTTTGCGACACGCTGCCATTATTAGGAGTACTTGCCAAAGTAATTTGTGTTCCGTTTATAGCAGTAATCAATACCATACTATAACCATTGCCATCTAAATACATGCCAGGTCTAATTACTGAAATATCATAATTGTTTTGTAACGTAATGGTATAGTTAGAACCATCCTCGTCTGCATGTTGAATTATGTAATAATTTGACGGCGTTTCTGCAGCATAGGGTCCAACCGCAACAGCATAACTCTGTTGACAATTTTGAGCGCTGCGTGGTCCAACTGCAACCGCATAGGTTTGCTGGTAATATCTACCTGCTCTTGTGCCAATAGCCACCGAACCCTGACCCTGTTGCAGTTGTCCAGCAATGTGTCCAATTGCAATAGCACTCATGTTCTGAGTACATGCACCAGCTGAACGACCTATAGCTATTGCTAAACTTCTTTGACCGCATGCAGCAGCGTAAGATCCCATAGCCACAGAATGGTATCCCTGACAGCAATTACCTGCATTTTGCCCCACTGCCACTGACTCGCAGGATTGATAATAACGTCCCGCATGTGAACCCAATGCAACTGCACCGTATCCCTGGCAACATTGTCCCGCCAAGTGACCTACTGCGGTTGCACCACCTCTTTGGCTACATGCGCCAGCACTGCGGCCCACAGCAGTAGCTACCCAACCCTGATTGTAATTACCTGCATCAGCACCTATCGCAACTGCATGACAACGCTGACAGCAATTTCCAGCACTGTGACCAACTGCTACTGCTCCAGCTGCCTGATTCCAGCGACCTGATCTAGTACCTACTGCAACAGCGTCGTAATGTTGACAACATTGTCCCGCCAAATGACCAATTGCAACTGTACTATTACTTTGATTGTATGCCCCAGCTGCGCGTCCAATCGCTACAGCTAACGCAGCTTGGCAGCAATTACCTGCGCCAGATCCAATAGCAATGGAATGATATCCCTGATAGTACTGTGAGCAGCCATAATGACCAATAGCGATAGATTCTGCATATTGACTATATCTACCTGCACCTCGACCTATAGCTATGGAGCCATGTCCTTGACTGCATGCGCCCGCTATGTGTCCAATAGCTACTGCGCTGTGATCTTGACAGCATGCACCAGCTCCTCTACCAATCGCAATACTTAACCAACTTTGGTAATAATAAGCGGCACCCTGACCAACAGCAATAGAGTGGTATCCTTGGCTATATCTACCCGCATCATTTCCAATAGCGATGGATTCTGAAGCTTGATTACTTTGTCCAGCATTAGCACCAATGTTGATATCACCAGTTAAATTTGCACCGGCTCCAGTATAAGGTAAACTGTTCCAAGTTGTGGTGCCATCACCATACTTAACACGATTTGAATCAGTCTCAAAGCCAGGTTCTCCCAGAGCTAAAACTGGATTATTACTTGACCAGTTTGAAGATGTGTCGTGTCTTACTTTTATTCTCGTTGTCATTTATGAAGTTCCTCCGTCTAGGACTAAATCCCCAGGATTTGTTTGATTGGCAGTAGCCCAAGTTGTTGAGTCTCCACCCTCGTAATAATAAACAGCTGATCCGTTCTGAATCGGAATACTTGTGTTCCAATGATCAGTCACATAACAATATGTAACTCCGTTTGAAGCAACATAAATTTGTCCATTTGTTGGACTATTGGGCAAGTAAATAGCTGTCATAATTTATTATTTATACTTTACTGTTATTTCCAAATCCCAAAAACTTAATATAGTCTCTCAATGCTGATAAAGTTTCTCATGTAGCCCGGCCCAATCATCAGCGTTACTCTGTACATTCTCCAGTTTGTGATATCGTGTATTAGATATACACTACCGTCGCCTGCGTTGGGGAAATTCCAGTTAAAAAACGGTCCGCTGGGTGTGGTTGTATATGTTGGCGGCGGGTAACCTGTGGCCGCACTGGCATTACCGTTGATAAATCCTGAAGTAGCACTGATGCTGGCTTGGAATGAACTGCTGACAGCAGCCATACACAAGGCTCTATTACCTGTGGTAGGTACAGAAACTTTAATATTGTCTAGGGTAAGAAATGTGCCAGCATCTACATATCCCGAGGCAAATCCTAATATGCCTACTCCTGCTGGACCCTGTTTGCCAGGTTCGCCTGGATCACCCTTAACACCTATACCCTTGTCGCCTTGTGGTCCAGTTGCTCCGCGAACATTACCAGCGTCTACGATTGCCCCATCTGCCAAAACAAATTGTAGGTGCCCGTTATCAGCTATTTTTGCATTTAACATATTTTATCCTTAATATCCTAGATTCCATTTAGTGTTTAGATACAACTCGACTTGAGCGAGTTCTGTAGCTGTCAGTGTTCTAGTCCAAATTAAAACTTCACCAATATATCCTACCATATAAGTTGAAAAAGTGGCGCCACCGGATCCTGATCCTCTATTATTTCCTCCCACAAACCAATAACTATTACTACCCGTAGTTGTACCTATTGTTCCGGTGAAGGTAAGAGTTTTAGCAGATCTGTCGTATCTAAATTGCAATCTATTTGCATTACCAGTTTGGCTACCATCAAACACCATGCCGTACATGTGAAATTTAGTTGTATCATCTGTAACAGTTACGGTACCACGATTTCCTACACTTTGCCCAATACTCCAGTTAGTGCCATTCCACCACATTCCACAACTTAAATTTGAGACCATTAAAGGAAAAATTGTTGCTGGTAAACTGGTTGGCCTAGCCATTACATATAGGGTAAAACCAGATAAACTGTTTGACCATGTTGCCGGATTAATATCCAAATTGACCGGTGATCCCGTATATGAAACTGCGCCCAGGCTATTTTGAATAGGAGTAATATAAGTTGGTTTAGAACTATTGCCACCATTTACGTTAGCGGGTTGTCCCAGTCCAGACAAGTCCACCCACTTGCCTATTCTTGTGTTATTTACTACGGTAACGTCAAAGTTGGCTGTACTAACATTATTAACTAACGTGGAAGACTCACTTGCGTTGTACCATAAACTTAAACTAGGAATAGAAGACGGTGCTATATATCCCATTTGACCCAAGGCGCTCATGTAAGGCATCATTATACCGCCCATATTAAGCCAGTCCTACACCCACAACGAACCAAGTATCTGTAGCTACTTTCTGTATAGTAGCAACTCCATAACTACTTAGGGATCTGTTGCCAGCAGTGGAGTTTCCTGCAAGATATAATGTCACCCCCGAACCCTGCGCTAAAGTAATTGTGCCGGCACCCTGATTAACTACGTTTACTGCTGTACCTACTGCAAAGCTGACACTTGAGCTGTTAGGTACTGTTAAGGTAGTCGCGGTTGCTACGGTAGAATAATAATGCTTGCCACCGTCAGTTGCAGCCAAAGTGGTATTGCCTGTATAACTTAGCTGCGGAATGTCTTTATAGCCTATTGTAAAACCATTCGTGCTAGCCTGCAAGTTGCCGTTAATTGTCACTGTACCAGATGCGTGGCCTATTGTAGTGCCAACCGAGGCGTTTCCTGCTATGAAAACAGTTGTTGGTGTTGCATTAAAGAGATATGCGGTGGTTGCGGTGGTTCTTAAATTGCCACCAGTTGTAATTATATCATTTGAAACAGTCAAATTACCAGTGTTTCCTAAGCTGGCAGTGTATATGCCATTTGTTAAGTTACTGGGCGGCGTGAAAGTGAATACGTTGCTTGCATACGACAAGGATCCACCGCCACTTGCTGCATTAGTTGTAACACTTAGACTGTTGGATTTTAAATAACCCTGACCTGCTACCGCGGCACTTAATGTGTTCAATGCTGATAATGCCGCAGCACTAACCGCATTATCTGCGCTGACACGGTTCACAATTTCTGCACTTAGAGCATTACTCACTACATTGACCGCTGCACTAGCCGCATTTGCAATACTGGTTGCATTGGCTGCTGCGACCGATACAATTGATACCGCATTACTTACTGTATTAATGTTAGCACTTAATGCATTATCTGCACTGATTCGATTCAAAATCTCAGAACTAAGAGCATTACTCACTACATTGACCGCTGCACTAGCCGCATTTGCAATACTGGTTGCATTGGCTGCTGCGACCGATACGATTGAAACTGCATTACTTACTGTATTGATATGACTTTCCAATACCGCACTGGCTGACTGACGATTTATTATTTCGATTGATACTGCGTTGCTAGCCGCATTGGCAATACTTGTTGCGTTGGCTGCTGCAACTGATACGATTGATACCGCATTGCTCACTACATTAACCGCTGCACTAGCCGCATTGGCAATACTTGTTGCATTAGCTGCTGCGACCGATACCGCAGATACCGCATTACTTACAGTATCAATAGCAGACTGAGCTGCTATACTGGCAGCGTTAATTGCACTGTTAACGTTTGCGGTTGTTGGATAACTGCTTAAATCGCCGGCGGTGATAAATGAGCTTAGGTCTGGTTGGGTAAAAGTAAAGATTCCAGTTCCTGAATCATAAGACAAATTACCACTGCCTGATGGAGTATTGCTTACTGTTACACTTAAGTCAGTTAAGTTTATTCCACCACCGCCACCGCCGCCAGTTAGATCGCTGGCCGGTGCCCAATGTCCTAGACCAGCATTATATTTTAATACTTGACCGTTGGAGGGTGTACCGGTTATATTAACATCTGTAAGATTTGACAATGCCAAAGATCCCTGCCAAGCAGTAGATTGGTAGGTAGAATCTGGGAAACTTATGCCACCATAATTGATTATAAGGTCGTTAGGGAAATGTGTTCTGCCGCCGGTATCAAATTTAGTTTCGTTGGAATTTACATTTAATATGATGCCGCCCGGCGTGCTACCATTATCGGGAATATCGTTTATATTGGAATTATTAGGCAAGCTAAAGGACCCAGACTTAGCAAAAGTCCAAGTTTTGGAACCATGTGCATCGTCGTATGTTTGGATATAAGTAGATGTATCATCAACGCCTATTAATACGTTAGCGTTAGCATTTTGTAACTGAGCATATCCGCCCGAGCCTGCTCGCAAATCTATGCCAGAGCCGTTAGGTCTAAGTTCTGAATTTCCCGGCAGTTGTAATATACCTGTTTTATTGAAGGTCCAAGTAGAAATGTTCGTGTTGCCATCGCTAGCTACTAGATTAATTGTACTGCCACTTCCATTAACAACAACCTTTGTATTCTGCCCTGCCTCTAGATATAGGTGACCTTGATTAGTACCATCGGCTCGAGCCTTTATCTTTAAAGTCCAGTCGCTTGCTAATGTCACTTTATGATTATTCTGCGCAGCTTTGAAAAAATCTATAACCGCGGTACTATCGTCCTCAACACCATCAATTATTACTCCGTGCGGTTCAAAGTCGTAAGCTAAATTTCCCTGATTGTAAAACTTAACGCCCAGACCACCATCGCCGGTGTTAAGCCACAAATACGAAGATTCAATACCAACTCCATATGAATTACTACCCAAAGGATAAAGCGTTATTCGGTCATATATACCAGCACTGCCAGCATCGGGTGTATGTACTCTAGATTGATCAAAGGTAATTTGATTGCCCGCGATGTTACCACTAAAAGACCCGCCGCCTGTTTGATTTGCCCACTCTACATTGTAGTCACTATTATCTATCTTAGCTAGTACTTGTCCAGTAGAGCCGCCAGATGGAATGCCAATAACTACCGGTTGCCATCTTATTGCATCTACATTCGGACTACTTCCGGAATTTCCCGAGCCACTAATTTTTAGATATGCACCACCAGCATAGGTCACTACGTCTTTATCTGTAATATAATTAACTGGTCCACTTTGCCATGGACCTTTCCATGCATAACCACTGAACGCACCTGTTTGAACAGATCCATCCGGAAATGTTATGGTACCATCAGAGTTTAAGGTTAAACTGAAATTATTGTTATCCAAACTACTCAAAACTTGCGGCACTTGTGGGCTAGCATCTACCCATTGATTATCGTAATGTACATACAACCTGCCATCTGTTTCGTTAAACCATAAAATATGTGTATTGCTTGGCGCAGTGTTGGCCGTTTTTACAGGATAACCCGTACTCTGCACACTACCATCTGCAAAATATAAATTGCCAGTCAAATGTACTGCACCGGCACCACCTATTTTTAGTATCTGGTTATTTTGACTGTAGAATTTAAACCCGCCAAGATCATCAACAACATCCATGCTAAACCAAACATGATCTGGTTCCACCCCTATGGCGTAATTATATCCACTGGGGTTCGATCCATTAAAATCCCATAACCTTATAAGATCTGTACTACCATCGTTTGCAGGAGGATTTAGCCTGCTGTTATTTTGTCCAAAATTTATAACACTGGGTAAATTTAGTGTTCCATCATTTTTAAAATGCCATTGTTCGTCGCCGTCAGCTGTTATAATAGCAATGTTGGTTGGAGGACTCATTGAATCATTGGAATAACTGAAAATTTCTGTTCCCCAATGATTGCTACCTAAATTCCAAGTGCCAACTTTATCCAAGTACAAATGGCTGTATTGCAAGCACAAACTTACATTGTCATTAAATGTGTATCCAGGATTGAAACCGCCACGCTGCCCTGGCGATACTAAATTAACAGTATTATCTGTGGTGTCAGTGTTGTAAATTAATTCACCATCCACTGCTAGTTTATCTAAATAAGTGCTGACTGGAGGTATAGTAACGGGTGCCGCATCCACCCATGTATTATTATCACCAACATATAAACGACCATCTGTAGAATTATACCACAAGCCCCCTTGCATAAAGTCAGGTACAGTTTCACTTACATCAACCGCCTTTAAGGCCACCTGACTTATAACTGTGTTTCCGCCTATAGTGTTAACCTGTTCAACTTTTAATTGATTGTTTTCTACACTTAGTTTAATATTGTCTAAATAAACTGAACTGCCGCTTGCATATATATGACCTATTCTCTTGCTGGGCGATCCTAGATTTTGCTGGGCATCCAAGCCAGGAGCGAAATTACCATCAATACCTGCATACCAAACATAGTTGTTGGTAGTAAATGCTGTCTGTAAGAAGACGCCAGTTCCATCGGCACCAACCCAATTATTTTGATCATAACTGCCTAGTTCTATATAGCCTGTGTTTGGGCCAGCTATAATATCTGCACCAGACCAAGTTACATTTTCTGGGTTCACTAATGTTGAATTTTGAAATTTCCAAGTTTTTACACCAGAAGAGCCTGTTGTACTTGTACTAATTACCAAATTGCCATAATAGTTTAGTAACGTAATATCGCCACCGGTATTTTGTGGCACTATCATTCCAGCTGTAGCACCATGTGACAAATCACTATTGTTTACTGTAACGCCATATATATCGTAAATGGTGTCGTTAATGAAACTGATATTGCCGGTCGAAACACCGCCAATAACATTGCCGTTTACCAGCAGGTTATTGCTATTATCAATTGTTAATGGAACATTATTAACGTAAATTGTGTTGCCAGAAACATATAAACTATGCCACTGCTTAGAGCTACTGCCTAAGTTGTAGAAACTATCTGATGCTGGAATGATACTCGTGTTAAGAGCAAGGAAATTAATGTTGTCATTTTGGGTATTGGTTGGTCCAAACTCTACCCATTGCCCACTATCTTGATCTACATAATAAATGTATTCAATGCCGGTATTACTGTCTACCCAAATGTCACCGTTATGCGGCGTAGCAGGTGCAGTAGCACCAAACGTAACGCTGCTGGGCGTACTCCAATACAAATTACCGTTGCCATCTGTTATTAACGTTTGACCTGCACTACCATCTGTATTTGGATAAGCAAGGTTTGATAGCAATACGCGCCCAGTACCATTTGGCGCTAAAACTATATTACCGTTTACTACGGTTCCATTTATAGTTTGATCCGTGATACTTAGGTTACCAATGCTTGCAGTGTTAACCGTAACTACGCCATTGCCATCAATGTTTAAGCCAGTGCCTATCTTAATTCCACCCAAAACTGTAGAACTGGCTATAGGAATAGAAACATTGCCACCGCCGCCCTGAGGCCAACCGCCCGGAGTAAAGCCATCATGTACTACCAATACATTGTTAGTAGTATCAATAGTGACTTCGCCGGCTTTACCAACAAATGTGCTGGTTACCGCTGAATTTCCTCGTCTTAACCTTAGTATCTTATGCACTATTCATTTCCATTAATTTGTTAGATTGCCCAAATCGTATTCGTCTACGTCATCCGTAGCCACACTATCAATATCTGGGTAAACACCGCGTAGAACTTGTAGTTGCCCTGTGGCACCATAATTGTCATCCGTGTAACCTATTAGTTCATAGGGAGGGCTTACATTATTGTCTATTAATTTCACAGCGTAGTTGTAAAATCCAGCTGGTATATTAATTAAATCCGAACCAGATATGATTATTCTAGCTATACCTTTGTGACGCAGAGTGCTGCCATCATCTATCATTACTCCAACTTTGGTTAATAATACTTGCTGTAATTCCTGATCCACAAGGTAAAACTTTATTGCATTGCCCACTATGGTCACTGGCTTTTGGTCCTGATTAACGAATCGCAGTTCTAAAGTATTATCTATATTTTTGTAAGCTTTGACAATTTTGGCGTACACGATTCTATTCCTTATAGTGGGTGTTGTGTCATCAAATATCTCCACCGGTATGATTTGATTCACTAAATAACTGGTGATTGTTTGCATAATTGATATTTAGCCAAATCGTTATAGTGGAAGATAGTACAAAAATTTTATTAGATAAATTCCCTTTCATTAGTTTCCTCACCTATGGCGGTAATGAATACGTGGGGATAATACAGAACTGCGACCAGCTTATTACTAATTTCTATGATTTTGGCCGCCTTACTACCGGCACGGAACGCCAAACTTATTTAGATCTAGGGGAAATTTGGTGGTGGGAAAGCAACCGCAAGATACCAATTAACTTGTTTTTGAAACAGGATTGGGCCCAGTTTCGTTTTTGTTTACGCACCTTTAACAGCAAAGATGTGGTCATCGTTCATGGACCACAACTGAATCTGCGAGAATTAGCTCAAAAACGAGTAAAACGCAAACAAATTATGCTGGTTAAAAAAATTAGGTAGTGGCATAGTGTAATAGTAGCATATTAATTGCTACCACATGCGCGTAGGCCACAGCATGAGCACGCCTAAACACATATTGATCTTCGCTACGTTGCCAAACAGTTTCTGCAACTTGACGCCAGGGCAATCCTGCCAAATGTCTTTTGGCTGGACGTATGACCGCTAGGAACATGGCCAGTTGCTCCATGTTTGTTATGGGTTCCGGCATACGCTGTAATAGCTCATACTGATTACCCAAGTGTATTAGCTGCTCAGTGAACTGTCGCTCAACTAATCTATGCCAGGGCGGTTCCTGCTGTAACAATATATCAAGTTCTTCCTCTGACTGCACCCTGTTATAAATGTGCAGATTTAACAGATCCAGTTTTATATAACCACGCTCTTCTGCTTGTGCGTAATCCACTGTGGCTAGCCCTGTTATAGGGTTATAAGGTATAGGTGTTGCATATATACCTGTATTGTGACGTACCCATGTGCCATCACGCAGAATCGCTGCTGGTATATGTTTAATGTGCTCTAGCAATTGGTTGCGATCAGCAAGATCGATGTCAATATCTGCATCAAACTTCATTTAAAATCCCGCCTCAGCTAACATGTGTTGTGCCCAAGCTGTATCAGCTGGGTAATCTACAAAGCGTTTTTGCCAATAAGTAGGGTCAATCCATTTGTAAACAATACTGGTCTGTTCTTCATTTAGTTTGTCTAAAAATGCCTGCCCAGACTTACAGTTGAACAATGCCCACGCTGTAATTCTGCCCTGTGTGATTTGATAACAGATACGATTGCTGTTACCATACAAAAAAACGTGATTAAATGCGCTGTTATTTTCTTCTGCCCAGGTCTGTGCTAGTTCTATAGTTCTCGCCAGTGCATCCTGAACTGCCTCATGCCTAGTGTGTTGTAAAAGATACTCCTCATAAACACTGTCATGGCACCAGTGATCTAGTTTTTTATTCTGTTTAATTACAAAATCAATGAATTTACTGGGCACTAATACATTGATAGCACGAATATGCCTGCCAAACTTTACAAATGCTAGGTAGTATGGGCTACTAGCAAAATCTGCATAAGTTTTTAACTTGGCCGATCCCTGCGTTAGTTCATAAAAACGCAGATAAGTTTGAAATCCCAGTTTTACTTCGGGATCATGTTCCTGTTGAGATCGTCGTTTTGCTTCGCATAAGTGAACTGATAGTGTACTTTCGCGCCTAAAAGATCGTTCACAATAGCGACAGACAAATTCAGAAGTCTTTGCTATTGATTCCATGGTCTTCCAACAGTTCCTTAAATTCCGCTTCAGTCATTAACCCTAACATAACATCAAGATCAGATATCTTTGCCGATGGATAAATTTGACTCAGTATGTTTATGCGATTCTCTGAACCATTTACACGACGCAAGGGTTTTATCAAAGAATGACGTAACCCACTTATGGGATCTGGGGTAATAGTAGTCAGCAACAAATATTGCAATTCTTTATGCTCCGAACCAAGATCCTTTAGTCCTTTATTGGCATGTAATGCCGCATTGCGAACAATATATTCAGATAGACCTTCCTGTTCGTAGGTTAAGTTAGTTAACCAACGCTGTGGCATATAAGGATTAAACTCCTTGGCTTGTTCATCATCCAAAGTTTGGAAAAATTTGCGCTTTTTTGTATCTGCCGCAGACAATAAACTCCAAAGATTTAGTTTGTATTTCTTTTGCGTTTTAGTCGTCTTTTGTGCCATTTTTCTTACTCAAATAATAAAACATTATAACACGATCCAGCTCAGCCTGTAAAGCAGTATTGGTCTGAGCAGCCACTCGTATCTTATACCAAAGCTGATCTTCCTGCAACTTGCTACGCATAGTTTGCATTGCATTCCTTTGGGTGTCCAACCACGTATTTCCCACTACCAAACCTTGCTGATGTCCACGATCTCACATTGTCTGCTTACATCTTTGATGAAAAATGCACACATAGGTTTTTCATCATCACTTAGTGGCACCGTGAGTAATTGGTTATTTTTTAATTTGGGGAAATACCATTTCACATCCTGATATATTTCCAAGATTTCTATGGTCTCAAACTTGGGCCTATAACTGGATAATGGGTTTAATGTAAATGCTTTAAATCCACGATCATTTACACTGGTTAGAGGTACAATTTCTAAATCGCCCAGATCTGGTTCTCCTATCAGTATTTGCCAATCAACCGGCATTTTTAATACTTGTTCTCCTATTTTCAGTACTAGAGCAGGTGCATTAAAACTTTCTAAAAAGATTAGGGGCATGAAAAAATAATCTGGTGTTTTAGTATTACTATTATCCAAAACACAAAACCTTAAATCTTCTACTTCTTCCGGTATTGAATCTAATTCATATGCTGCGTTTTCGTTTGTTAGTATCTTAATTTTATTTCTCCTGGCTAAGATAATACTAGCTGGTAATTTACTGCCAGTCAACCTTTGTGACTGAATATGGGTATTGAGCCTCAGCGTAAAATTTCTTGCGTTTAGTGAGATGCCGCTTGCTGTATTTAAGACTACTGGTGATGTCCCATACATTAGCAAAGTCTTTGCCAGGTGCTAAACGTAATACACGCCCAATACTCTGTATAACTCGCACAAAGCTCTTTCCGGGCTCAATTAGCACGATATTATGCAGTTTAGGCACGTTTATACCCACGGCCGCTATGCCATAGGTAGCAATAATACGCTTGTCGTCACTTATCGCAACTTCTGCATAATGCTCTTTGCGCTCACTATCGTCTGTGCTGCCATGTATAAACACACTATTGGGCAAATGCTGCGCAATAAGCTCACCTGCAACAATCCTATCCACCAATACAAGTGTGTTGCCATCGCTGGCTATTTGATCAATTAACTTGGCTACATATCGCATGCGGTCTTCGTTGGTGGTGAGATACTTTAGTTCCTGTTGGTACTGTTTATACTCACCAAAGTCCTGCAACTGCATTACGTTTACTTCACAGCGAGCTAATACACCTTTGGCCTGTAGTTCACTAGCACTAAGCCTGCCAATAACCTCGCCCAAGCTTACTCGCAGTGCAAAGAAATCAAAATCTTCCTTGGGTATGGTGCCAGTTAATCCCCAGCGTATGGGTATGTGGCCCATTACCCCAGTTAATAGAGTCTTCAGAATTTCGGCCTTTGCTTGATGACATTCGTCCACCATAATGGTCACTACACCATCTAAAAAGTCCTGGATGGGCACTTCTGCCGTGTCATTTTTGGTATTTTTCAGCATGTTGTTTAGGCTTTGCCACGTGCATATGGTATGCGTCTTATTGTATTCCTTGCGGTCGCCAAAATATACACCAACATCGAGTCCCAGATTCTTATAGTCAGCTTCGGTTTGTGTGACTAAGCTTTTATTGGGCACGATTACTATGGTTCTGCCATAGGGCTCACAGCGATGACTTAATACTGCGGTAATGATTGTTTTGCCCGCACCAGTGGCCACTTCCTGTAAACATTGCGGATCAGCTAGGAAGTTATTGATTACTTCCAGTTGGTAGTCACGCAGTATAATAGGCTGGCCTTCTGCTGGGTGCCCTTTGGGCCATACGTTATGGCTGTAATCATCAGCTTTAACTTCATCAAAGTCAAAAGTTCTTGTATAGCTGCGTTGATCAACTAGGTCTAGTTCATATCCCTGTTGATCCAAGTAGGGCAGTATTTCCGGCAAGAGGGAAATAAAGCTACTACCACCTAAGGTAAAAAAGGAAACTTTGCCGTCCCAGCGGCCCAGTCTTACTGCTGGTAAATGTCTTGCATAGGGCAGTTCAAAGCTAAACTTTTTAACTAGATTCCTTCTTGTTGTTAAATCTAGTCCTTCTATCTTTACGTTACATTCGTCTTTAATTACTATTCGTGCCTGCATCCTGATCCTTTATATACCAAATTTTATTTAATGTTTGATCAAACCAAAACCAATTTAACATCTCAGTGTCAGTCACTACCAATGCGTTGTTGTTGGGCATGACCGTTAGTTTTAGATCAAAGTTTTCTACATTATTGAAGTAATATACACGACTGGGGTCATCACACATAGTTTCGTTGGACTGTGGTTTAAGACCAGGATCGGTATTATTTAATACTAAAATAACTGGCCCATAACCAGTTATTTTACAGAATGTTTCAGCTATACGCAAATAATTAGGCGAAGAACATTCAACATATCGTGACCCCAATAGTTTGTATAGTATACTGTGATCGTGATGTTGTTTAAGTAGATCTCGCATGCGTTGTCTTGCATGATCGCAGATTTCATAAGAATTTAACCAAGAGTCTGCATATAGCCTGTAAAAGTTTTGCCCACTGTTCTCCACAAATTCCTTTAGTGCAGGCGATGCATTAATGACTGATACATCCTCACATAACATAGGCATAAATTCCTGTATTCTGTGTTCCGCTTTAAACTTCTTCACACGATCATAGAGTTCCCGCACCGGAGGATCTATAGTGAAATCATGCTTTATGGCAAACTCCACTACTTGTTCTACATTGCCTTCGCTGGGATATATAGCCCAATAGCCTTCAGATTTAGTCCAATTAAACTTACCTTGTCTGTAAACCGATAGGTCGTGTAGTGTATCGATAAGTTTTTTATCATAATTGAACCTTAGCTGCAACATATTGTCCCTACACTCTAATGTCCTATATCTGTCAGCAATACGCATGGGCAAAAATAGTGACGCAGACTGAGCTTGTGCTGCGTCAATTTTCCATTTAGCCAATTGCTTACGATATTTGTCCACCAGCAATCGCACCAAGATCACTTGTGCATCAGTTAGTCCTAGCCGTTTGTGTTTAACTTGGTTAGCTAAATTGCGCACCGGTAAGCGATCACGCTTGCCCAAACGTATCATTGTTTCCGCATCAACGCCGGGTGTGGCAAAGTCGCTGAGGTCACAAAGAGCGACAATGTAGTCTTCTAAATATATGGGATGCTGCATCAGCTGTACTTTAAAACAAACCAGGATAATTGCTCAGTAGATTCGAACCTCAATATATCCCAACCCGCAGCCACGTCTAATGTATCCCTAAAAAAGGGTGTACCGGGCCTATAACCACGGTCTAGTTGAGCACCTTGTGCTAGTAACCATAGTTCAAATCGTGCGCTGAGATGCTCATGACGCCCCGTTTCGTACTGTCGGGTTATCCACTGTTGTTTAGCTCGTTGGAACACGTCAGTGGCAGTTTTAAGCTCAGTGTCACGCAAGTTAAGTTCTGGCAAATAGTCAGTCATGCCAGTAGTATAGCAGACTGCGATCGTGAACTCAAAAGAAAAGGGACTCGGAATGCCCGAGTCCCAAAAAACCCACTGCTAGGAGCTAGATTAACAGTGGGGCCTTACAACCTGCATTACGCTGAGCGCATGCAAGTAACTTCGCACATCTTTTTCCAGTCTTGCTTGAAGCTAGCGTAGAGCTCAGCAATCTTCACAGCCATACGCAGGCTCATTTCACGCAAGCGATTTTGGTTCGACTCCATAAAGTCAATGATCTCAGCTTGGCCAGCTTCTTCAATGTCGTAGTCGCTAAACAGTTCGCCTGAGCGAGCGATTTGCTTAATTCGGCAAATCTTGTCACGCATGGTATCCAGAGTCAGATCCAGATAGTGGCAACGCGACTGCAATGCATCCAAGTGGTCGCGCAGCTTCTGCGACTTCATCTTGTCAAACTTGAGGTTGGTAATAAAGATCACCGAGCCCTTGAAATCAAACTGGTCGGGCACACCCTCACGACGCAGCATCGAGCTGTCAGCAAGCCAGCTAATACGACGCTTCTTGCCTGAGTCCAAAGCACCCTTGAGCAGGTTTAAGCTAACATCGTCCAGCAGGATGGAATCGCAATCGTCAAACACCAGGACGCTGCCTTCGTCGCTATACTTGTAAAGTTGGCAATACAGGCCCAGCGCAGTCGTAGAACCCTTGATAACTTCGCACTTAATACGACGCCCAGCAATCTTGTCAAACAGCGAAGCCTTCTCAAGCTCGCGCTCAACGCCATAGCTCTTACCAACACCGGGCGGGCCCGAAACAATCATTGCACGAATGTTACCATTGCAGGCCGCAGCCGCCATTTTGTCCAGCATGTCAAAGCGACCAGCGATACGCTCCATGACTTGCTCATCAGTCTCAGTGGACGCAACGACTTCAGCAGGCATAGTGCCGCCTTCTTGTGCAAACTCGCCACCGCTGACAAACTCATAGTCAGTGAAGCTAGCGACTTTGATTTTGATGGTTTCGGGATAGTTGGGGAACACGTTACCATTAAGCACAGTAACCGTACCGCCATTCGCGCTGGGCGCAAATTGTTTCACCAGGGCAAAAACCTTACCCGAAGCGTCCATGCCACGATAGTTACCTTGTTTAATGCGAATAAAAGCTTGCGTCATTTGTTAGCTCCTGTGTTGTTAACTTATGCCGCTATTATACGGATCTACGACCAAAAGTCAACCGTTTTTATCTAACGTAAGTGCTTGATTTATATGGATTCAGCAAATTCAACACAAAAAAGATTTCTTCAATAAAATCAACAAATTAAAGTTGATCACGTTTCCAATACTCTTGTACCTCAGAGGGAACATCGCCTGTCAGGTCCACCAACAAGCGATAATTATCCCACGCAGATTGTAATGCAGAATTGTTTTTTACAGGGCTAGGCATCATGTCTGCCCATATACAATCCTTAGGCACACCATAGCGATAGATATCCTGCAGTCTTGGCTGCAATAACTTGTGACCGTCCCAGAGTTGGTAACAAATATCCAAACATTTGTCAGCATCAAGCCCCAGCCAATAGTTAGGTCTGCCCGCATAGGACTCTTTTATCTGCGATAGTTCTGGACGTGTTTTAATAGCTGTACCAGAGATAATGAACAAGACATCATTATAAGCTACTCGGTTCTGCACAATATCTGCCACACACATGCCTAAACTGAATCCGATTTTCATAATTTCCTAGTTTAAAGAGTTAGCGTTAGCTGAGGTTATACTACGGACAGAATTAATTTCGCAGGGATAGGTATAACGATAGCCCTTGTTGTCATAGTCGTTAATACTATGGCGCCATTCACGCAGTAATTGCCCTAAAAGATTGCCGTAGAACTGCTGTTTCCAAACCGAATCAGCTTGGGCCAATCTTGACCGCACAGAATCTAGTCTGCGTCCTAAAACTTCTAAATCATTCAGAGACTTTTTTACCTGAATTACCGGATTCGGCATTGGCTAGATCCTTTACAAATTTAATGGCTTTGCGAAGACTATCAAACACATATTCTGATGCTTCATCATCACTGTTGACCGTGACCACAAAGCCGTTAGATACTTTACGCATTTCCAAACTAGTAAACATGAACTCTCCAAAGGTAACTTCAATACTATTAATATACGCTATTGTATCGGATTAGTCAAATTACATATAACCAAAATTATCGCAAAACTACGATACGTCCTGTACAGTCATATACCAACTCCTCCAGCAATCGCATGGCTTGATCCTGCCGGTTTAGTGTCAGCTCTTGCACCACTGCTAGTAATTTATTGTTATTTCCTTCTAATTGAATATCATCAATTATACCACGCTTCAGACATTCTTCGCGCAGATCGTCGTCGTCAAAATCATCTAGTTCTACGTCTACTTCAATATCAACATATTTTTCTACACATACAGTGGGCATTATCTATCTCCTTTAGGTCCATAAACTTTTGCGAATTTTGATCAATCTTATCAACATATCTTGATCTTCATTCTCGTAGTCAAGTTCAATATCATGCGCTAGGTCCATGGCCGCGCTCATACGTTTTTTGTAATCTTTGGGTAAATCATCACCAAAAATATCCCAACCATTGTGCCTAGCTTCTTCGTCTAGTTTATTCCAACCACTAGCGTCATGCGGATCTGTGCGATGGGGCCTAGTTTGAGTCCACCAAAAATATAGGGCTAATTTTTCTCTGGCGAATTCCGCTTGCTCTGGGCTGGCTTCATGTGGATCTAGATCCGGATGATCTAATGTACTTTCCCAACGCAAATAGTCAATACCAGCAGATGCATTGCGCCATGCTCCCCAACGAAATAACCAAAAACGCTCATACCAGGGTACATTATATTTGGACTTATTTGAGTCGGGACCACATCTGATATTATGGCTAGCGCAATCCATTTCAACGAACTCTACCAGTTCGGTAAAACAGCCATGTAAAAGTTTTTCACCGCTGTCATGGTATATTCCCGGCTTAAGTTCTGTTCGCATTAAATGCGACTTAAGCCCCCAACGCATGCGAACATAATAGCGTAGGTCGTTGATAGGATCCACCGTATATTTGGCCGGTAACTCCAGTATATCTGGCAATGTTTCGGTCATAAACCAGCCAAACGGATGTTCCTTACGTGTTTGGTCGCGCCAGGTATCCCATTCGCCCCAGGGCAGAGCGAATGGTTTGTTAATTTTGAATACACTTTTGCGCAGCCAAACAAACAGCGGCCAATCGCTATAATTGCGATTCATACTATTTTTTGTTTTCTACCTGTAAGAATCTCGCAAATGCAAATAGCATAAGCGAAATACATCCCATTAAAAATCCCAGCTGAAAATCATTTGTGTAAAAGCAATGAAGAGCAGTAAAAGTGTTAATTCCCACCAACAAATAGGCAAAATTTACCATAAATACTCCTTGAGTTAACTACGTGGTTCAATTGTTACTAAAAGTGGATACTGCTCCTGTTTTGCTGCATCCATCATTAATATTTGCTTAGTTTCTGCTACATCTCTGGTATAAAGTCCTGCATAACCTTTTCCCATTGTATGCACTTCTTTGGTTACTGCAAATGCCGCATCCTGTGTTAAACCGCAAATTTCAGTCAAAATACTTACGACAAAATCAAACGTTGTGTAATCATCGTTATGCAATACAACACTATACATAGGTGGCGGCTCAACACGTTGCGCCTGTTTAATTGGATCTAGAGTGTGCTGTGCCATATTAACTACAAATCCTTTGACAGTAACGATCACCACGCAAAAAGCGCGAGCTTCTACATTCCATTTTCATTACAATACTTACTAAATGATCAGTTGAAGTTGCACCGGTTTGGGACGCAGAAATAATATCTGTTGCTAACTTTGCTGCATCTGCGGTTTGTGCTAACTGTATCAAACTGGGACTTGCTCCTAAAAAACCTGCTAAAATTCCACATGCCTGTAATGAAAGGATAATAATAGTGATTACTATTAATTTCCCTACATTATAGTAAAATTTCATTTTTGTCGCAAGTTCATATTTGATCAATTAGAAATTGTTGTATGTTCTTGATTTTCAATACTAGGTATTACGTTATAAAGATTTTGGAAAAGCCCTAGCAATCGCAAAGACGGAAAACTCAGTAATTTCCAGCCTCGCATTGTGGGTTCTGCTATGGCCACCAACTTGCCATTTTTGAAATAAAGCTCTGTGTTATCAACGCCTTTTTGCACAGTGAAAGTTTTCATATATGCCATGATATAAAAATACCTTATCGTTGTCAACTATCGTCTTGCTCGTCCCAAATCTTTCTTAGGTGCTGCACTTGCCTTTGGTGCCGCTACGCCTTTGGGCTTAATACCTTTAGGCGCTGCTCCGGGTTGGGGCAATTTTTCATCCTGTGCTACTTTGGGGTCTACTTGTGCCTCATCTGATTCTATATCTTCTTTGCCCGCAGGTTGACTAGTATCAACGATCTTAATTTGTGGATAAGGGGCTCGATGGTCCGCATAATTTGTTATATAAGCAGAGCCAGCATGGAAACGTAACCCGCTCTTTGCCAAGTCATTAGCTTCTTTAAAAAAGATAGTGCTGATTGGATCAGTAGTTAAGTTGATGTACAATACACCCTCGTCCTTTTTAGAACTCATGTAATAGTTAAAGCTAGCCTTACTATATTCCTGAAGAGCAGCAAGTGGGTCACCAGATTTGATCGCGGTCATTATAGAATTTAAGTCTTTTTTATTTCCTTTACTGCCACCAAATATTAGTGAAATGACATTTTCAACTAGGCTGTAATATTTCTGTTTGTCTTTTGTTAAACTTTTTCCAAACTGTACTGCGTTGTTCAAACTCAATCCGCTCTTGGGCAGATCCAGTGGATTAGTAGGATAGCTGGAAACAAATGCCGCTAATTTTCTTGCAGCTTCTTCAAACCCTGCAGCGGGACGAACTTCCTGATCTGTGAAACGCCCAGCACCACCAAAAGTGGTCTTAACTTCGATTGGTCGGCCATCGATACTCAAGTCACCTTTGCCAACTTGTTTGTTGATATTTTTGCTCAATACACTTAGTCCAAATTCGCCTTTGCCTTGGCCCAATTCGGATACCTTCATCATGTCATCTACAAATTCTTTAATAACTGGATTATTATTGTACTTGTTGATAATTTGCGTGAAATCTGTTTTGCCAATTGTAAGCAATTTTTGCCTATTAACTAGTTTATCATTACGCCAAAGTTTGAAGAATTCTTCTCGTTGTTGCGGAGTCATGTCCAAGCTTAAAATATATCGCGCTAGCATCTTGTGTGCGGCGCGGACCGTAGGATCATCAATTTTGTTTAGTTCACCGTTGATAATTCCCATTTTGCCACCCGCGTGAACGTGTGCTAATAGATCTTCAATTTCCCTTAGTGCTTTTACCGTGGCGTCGTCATCTGGCAGACTCTTAATCTTATTTGCAATGACTGCTTTCATGCTTTTTAACTCAGCATCGTTTTCAAAGATCTGAGTTTCAATTAACAGGTTGTCCAATAGGGTAATAAGATCACGCATATATTGTCTCCAATATTTTATTTATTGTTTTCATTAAAATAAGTTAAAATTGTGGCAACGCAGCAATAAATACTATCGGAACGCACTTACTAAAATTGGAGGCAACAAATGAACGCATTTATCGAAACAATCAAAAAGTTACTTGTATCACTAAACACAATCGCTCACGCAGCATGGGTTGCTCGTAGCCAGCGCGATGTAGCAAAAGCCAAAAAGATCATACTGGACTGCTAACACGCCACTGAGCAAGTAGTTTGGGATCGGCAAGCTCATGCGGTTTGGGCTTGCCATGCAATACCAACATCCTAGTATTAGGACCGTATAACTTGTTGGTCAAATATTCCCAGCGATAGCTGACCGCAAGATCCTGTGCATACCACTGTTTATCCGTCACGTATTTGTGGATATAGTCCTGATCGCCAGGCATAGTATTGTGGTATCTAGCAGGATCCACACTGAACTGTTGCCATAAGTAACGGTATCGTTCGTGTGGCCAACTCACTATACTGCTATTGCTTAGGTTAATATTGTTATGATGCACCCTGTTAAAATCATGTATGATATGTAGACAATCCGTTTGTGCTATAAAACAGTCTAACTCACCTAGTGCAATAACATCCAAATCAAAGTATAAACAGGTACCACTTAGTCCAGACTCCAAACTGAACATATAAAGCTTATGCCACCATGCTTTATTATATGTAGCTTTGGGCAACGGAATGACATTACCAAGAGCTGACAATGCGACATACTGATCTTCGCGATCTGTCATGATATGAAACTCATGTGGAGTTTTAAGCCATCGCAAAACCGCCGATTTTAAATTGATTACGTATTCTATATCATACGCGGATCCATGATATAAGCATACAACATTAATTTTGTTCATTTTGTTCAGCAATTAAATACTGTATATTTAAGCAGGAACTTTTATGATTTCAATTTATATTGGCTATGACCCACGAGAAAGCATTGCTTTTCATGTTTGCAGTAACAGTATTATAAGACATGGTTCAACTGGCATCAGTATTAATCCGCTAGCCCTAAATCTTTTACGCAGCTATGAAGAAGTACATACAGATGGTAGCAATCAATTTATCTATAGTAGATTTTTGGTGCCATATCTTCAGGACTATAAAGGCTGGGCTATTTTTATTGATGGTGATATGATAGTGCGCGATGATATCAAAAAACTCTGGGATTTACGTGACGAAAGTAAGGCTGTACAGGTTGTACAACATAATTACAAAACACGAATGCAGGTAAAATACTTAGGTGCCAAAAATGAAGATTATCCTCGCAAAAACTGGAGTAGTGTCATACTTTGGAACTGCGAACATCCACGTAATCAAATTCTTACTCCAGAGTTTGTACAACTAGCCACGGGTGCCCAATTACATAGATTTAGTTGGCTAGCAGATGATTTAATAGGATCACTTCCAGTAGAATGGAATTGGTTGCCTGATGAGTTTGGGGCTAACAAAGAAGCTAAACTTTTGCATTGGACACTAGGCACACCCTGCTTTACGGACTTTGCAGATGCTAACCAAGCAGAAGAATGGCATGCAGAGCGTACGTTAACAG